TAAGTATGTTTTTCTTTAAGTATGTTTTTCTTTAAGTATGTTTTTCTTTAAGTATGTTTTTCTTTAAGTATGTTTTTCTTTAAGTATGTTTTTCTTTAAGTATGTTTTTCTCTAAAGTATATTTTGACATGAGTTACTTTGTTGACAAGTTGTTGGACCACCGACATAACCACCTCTAATCAAATTAAAACTTGTAGGTAAAAGTTGTTTTGTCTCATCTAAAACACAATCCCTTTTAGGTGTAAAATAATCTTTTTCTAAAATTCTTGTGCTCAAATTATTTTGGAAAGGAATACACACATTTGCCTGTGGATTTAAAGGAGGATATGACCAATCATTTTGAGGTAAATCTCTATACCACCATGCTGGATTTGTTGCTCTTGATTGTTCTGTTGTTAATGTGGAACAACTTGGATATTGAATAGCTTGATTTGGCACATTATATTTTTGATATTCATCTTTTCCTAAACAATCTCTACTCAAATGCCTATTGACACCACGTAAATCACTTTCTAAATTAATTGTATTGGTTCTTAAATTTGCTCCCCATTTTTGCGGAATAATTTGAGGATCTTCCATATAACATGGGTTATTACCATTTCCTGGAACATTTAATATCCATCTACCAGGATCGGTTGCTTGTTGCAACGCTTTTTTTGTTCTACAATCATCATATTTAAATCTTGTGGAAGCCATTTTATAATTATATAATATATTTTAATTTAAATACTTATTTATTTTTAATTTAAATGGAGCTTGTAGAAAAAACACCTACTCTGTGTTTAAATATGATTGTCAAAAATGAAAGTCGTATTATTAAACGATTATTTGATTCAGTAATATCTATTATTGATTCATATTGCATTTGTGATACAGGTTCGACAGACAATACAATTCAAATTATAGAAGAATATTTTAGAGAGAAAAGTAAACCCGGTAAAATTGTACAAGAACCATTTAAAAATTTTTGCTATAATAGAAATTTTGCTCTTCAATCTTGTATTGGATTATCCGATTATATTTTATTACTCGATGCTGACATGATTCTTCAAATTACAAATTTTGATAAACAAATTTTATATTCTGCGCAAAGTTTTAATATACTTCAAGGAAATGATTCATTTTATTATCAAAATATTCGAATTATCAAAAATAATGGATTATACAAATATAATGGAGTTACTCATGAATATATTGACACACCTAAAAATAATACGATAATCGATCTCAATAAAAAAGATATATTTATTCTTGACATAGGAGACGGCGGATCTAAAAGTGATAAATTTGAAAGAGATGTTAAATTACTTACTGAAGGTATTAAAGATGAGCCGAATAATGCAGCTCGTTATTATTTTTATTTGGGTAATAGTTACCATGATTCCGGAAAATATGAAGATGCTATCCAAGCATATAAAAAACGCATTGAATTTGGAGGATGGAAAGAAGAAGTATGGTATAGCTATTATAGAATTGGATTATGTTACAATAATCTAAATAGATTTGCTGATGCTTTACATCATTGGTTAGAAGGTTATGATTTTTATCCTAATCGTTTAGAAGCTTTATATGAAATAATAAAATATTATAGAATAAATTCAAAGCATAAATTGTGTAGTTGGTTTTATGATCTAGCAAAAAGTATACTTGACAAAAAGGACAATAGAGATTCATATTTATTTTTACATAATGATGTTTATACATATCAAATATATTACGAATATACCATATTCGCTGCATATTGTGGTATTAAAAATATAAATAACGAAATAATTACAATAATGAATAACTCAAATAATGGCACTGAAATTGATAACGTTCTATCAAATATGAAATTTTATAAAGATATTTTACAGAAAAAAACATTATATAATGCGGATAATTCAATCTATTTAACTATTGGCGGAGAGAATATCAAATTTGTATCATCTTCAAGTTGTCTTATTAAAAATCCAGGTGATAATGGTTATTTATGCAACATAAGATATGTTAATTATTTTATTAAATCTGATGGCAGTTATACTGGATATAATAAACACATAATATCAGTTAATAAATTTGTTGAATTTGATAACAGTTTTAATATTATCAAAGAAGAATGGATGGATTTATTATATGATAATAGATTATATATTGGGATTGAAGATGTAAAAATTTATTACAATAATGATAGACTTTTATTTATTGGAACTGGTTATCATACAAATAATAAATTAGGAATAGTTTCTGGTTCTTATGATGTTCAATCTAAAAAAATAGATGAAAAAGAATTAAAACAATATTTTAATAATACACAAATTGAAAAAAATTGGATATTTGTTGAATATAAAAATGACTTACATATTATTTATGATTGGTATCCTTTGAAAGTATGTAAATTAGAAAATAATATATTAAATGTTATAGAGACACGAAATATGCCTAAAATATTCTCTCGAGTTAGAGGTTCAACATGTGGTTTTATTTACAATAAAAAAATCGGAGGGAATAATAATGGAAATATTTTAATTGATATTTTTGAAACAGAGACATGGTTTATTAATCATATTGTTTCATATGAAAATCCAAGACATTACTATCATATAATATCAGTTTTCGATAACGATATGAATTTATTGAGATATTCAGCACCATTTAAGTTTGAAGGTGAACCTATTGAATATTGTTTAAGCATTGTTGTAGAAGATGATAGAGTATTAATAAATTACAGCACTTGGGATAGAACAACGAAAATTGGAGTATATGATAAAAAATATATCGACTCTATAGTTAAATATAATTAAATTATATTTACATATTTAACAAATAATTTAAATATAATTTTTTAATTATTGAATGGAAAAAAATATAATTGTTATTGAAGACAGTAATGTCGTAAGTAATTTTGTTGGATGTTTATGGGATGGTTTATTTTCAAAAGCTATATCAAATGGAGAAATAATACAATATGTTCAATCCTGTATACCAAAAAATACTATAATGATAATACCTAAATCAGATGGGAATATAAATAAAGATAAATCATCTAATAAATGGAATGACGTTAATTGGGAAAGCACAATTCAACCTTTTATTAATTATGCCAAAGAATGTAATAAAATACTTATTATAGGAACATTATGTCAAATAGATAAAGAAATTGAATGTAATTATTTATATTTACCACTTGATGATTTATTTTTTAAAAATGGGGTATGTAATTTTTTTAACAAATCTATTATACCTAAATGGGAAGAACGTTCAGATGATTTATGTTGGCGAGGTGGTTGTTCTGGCGTAGGTGGTTTACAGTCTACACGGGTGAGATTTGTTAAAACTATATTTGATTATAATCCAAATACAAATGTTAGATTATCAACTTGGTGGAGTGAAAATAAAAATATACCAACTGAATATTTTGCAGATAGAATTCATTATATGGAATTTACAAAGTATAAAATATTTTTTATTGTTGATGGTAATTGTATAGCTTCAAATCATATGTACGGTTTCGCTACAGGATGTGTACCGTTTCTTATTTCTAATAGCATATGTTGGTTTTCCCATTTAATTATTCCATATGAACATTATATTCCAGTTAATTATGATCTTAGTAATTTAATTGAACAGATAGAATGGGTCAAAAATAATGATGACAAGGCAAAAATTATAGCAGAAAATGCTTATAAATTTGCGGAGACGTATTTTTCTAGCGAATACCAACATAAATATATAAAAAGTTCAATTGAGTTATTATGTAAATCTAATTTATAAATGATAAGTATAGCAATTTCATTTAAAAGTTTTATAAATTATTAAATGTATAGATACGGCCCTTGACCCTTAACTTCGACATCTGATTTAAGAGGTTCTATAATAACGTCAGAACGTTTTCCGGTTGCTTGCCAATAAAATTTGCAATTTTCTCCATAAACAGTAAATTTATTATTCGATACTTCGCTTACATTTAATATATTTATTTTACCATTATAGATAGGTGTAATTTGAACAGTAAAATCTGTTGCCAATTCCTCTACATAATATGGCAGTTCAATGTCTGCAGATTTGTTATCTAAAATCTCTCCAGTTCCTCTATAATAAACTCCTGCTTCTGGTCCTTCTAAACAAGCATGCACTAAATATTTGTCTTTGTAAATAGGATGATTTATAATGAATGATTTTGCAGTTGCATAATAGAATATATTTGCACTTGAATCATACCAAACACCATTATTTGTAAATCCAGACCCGCCGGTACCACCAAATTGAATACCCGGTCCAGTAGGTCCTGTATAAGCACAACTTCTTCCTGTAGGTCCTGTAGGTCCAAATCCAGTAGGTCCAGTTACTCCTTGCTGACCAACAGCCGATGGTCCTGTTGGCCCAATAGGACCTTGAGGACCTTGTATTTTTATATTACAACATTTTTGAGCACCTAAATATTGCGAATAACTTGAATAATTTCTTGACATATATATAATAGCAAAATATAATTTCAAATGAATTAATGCAAAAATTATATTTATCTGATGACTTTATTAACTGAAACTACAACCTTGTTGTCCAACAGCTGATGGTCCAGTAGGTCCAGGAGGTCCACGTGGTCCTTGTGTTCTTAAATCACAACATTTTAATGCACCTAAATATTGTGGGTAATTAGCATAATTTCTTGACATTTATATATAAATACAATAATTTATTTATAAATTAACCTATAAAACAATATTTATTTTTCATATCTCAAAGGTAAGTAAATTTTTATAAGTTCAAATAAAAGTTGCATGCGATTATCCAAAATTTTCATTTGTATTTTTAAATGTTTTATTTCATTCTGAAGTGATAAAGAAATTAGATTTTTCACATAAGACTTATTATGATTATTAATTTTTTCATGTATTTTAATAAGAAGTAAATTAATATGTTGCATCGTTTCAGAAGTACTTATTAAAGATAATTTAATAGGCTCATCTATTTCCTCTAATATATTAAAAGGTGGTTTAACTTCGACCATTGTAAATTCATTATTTTCTATTAAAATATTATCTGTTATTTGAGGTTGTAAAATATTCTTTTTAATTTGTTGAAGGTCGATTTCGTTTTTGCTAAATTTTCTAATTATATCAAATAAAAAAGATTCTAGTATTTTTAATTTGTTTTCTAAATCAGTCTCATATATTTCATTTTTAAATATTATTGAATCACTATCTTTGTGTTCAGATATAAATTTAACTACGTTTTGAGAAGATGATATAGATGTTGAAAGAGAAGTAATTGAATAAAATAACATATTACAAGTTAATAGAGGAACACTTGTATAATAATATAATGTAAGTATATCCATTACTTAAAATAAACAAATAATATTTATATTTATTTTAAGTATATTTTACTGGCATATATTAAATTAGATGATGACCATTTATGATGAGGGCAAGGCTGCTAAACAGAGTTTTATGCTCCCTAAACTAGCCACATCATATTTTACGACTAAAGGTAAATCGTTTTCTAAATAAATTTCAATCTGCTGGCATAAATTGGTACATTTAATAAAATAACTCAAATTCTTTAGAGAGAATTCACCTTGAATAATCTTGGACGAATCTTGTTTGGAAGAAAATGACATACCGTCTGATTCGGCACGATGAATTTCAGCTGACGCAAATTGTCCAGAACATTTAAATATCAATTCATTACCGACTGATTTAATTTCCAATTTTTCTGAAATGCAAGACAAATCACGGATAATTTTTTGAAAATCAGCAGAAGGTAAATTAATAATGGAAGAAAAGGTTACTTCTGGATATTGTAGTTCTTCTGGATCAGGCTCAATTAAACGTAATTTTTGAGTCTTACATTGTTTAATCTCTCCATTTTCATATTTGAGAGATAAATAAGAGACAATTCCGTCAACATAATCTGAATTTTCAATGTAAATAGTCAATGTTTCGTCATTTTCGATTGTGTTAATTAATTTGAATAGATGAAACATATTTACACCGATAATGATCTTGTCTTTTTTACATTCATAAAATTCAAAATTTTGCGCTGACAAAAATAAATGAACTAAAATAGTATGAGATTTATCCATATTAATAATTCTCATACCATCAGGTTCAAAGGTAATATTTGTTTCTAACAATATATCTTTTAAAGCAGTCATAAGAGTTCTAAAAGGAGCAATCTGAACGGTTTTAATGGTAAGAACATTACCTTCGGTTGATGTTAAAACTTGGTTTTTATTTGAAAATGCAGACATTATAGTAGATTTTAATTTAAAATCTTTAAATACTTATGTATATAAATATTTTAACGCAAATAAATTAATTAAAATTTAATAATTTACAATGTTTATATTTTTACTTTGGGTACTCGTCTAGTTCCGTGTCCATGTTTTGCTTTAGATTTTTTTGCTAAAGTTAATGCTTTTGATTTTGGCTTACAACCTTTTTCTAAAATATGATAATCTACAGCCGCAGCCTTTCCAGAAGTTATCGAACTTGCTAAACGTGCAAGTCCCCATGATTGAGCTGTTTGATTTGGTCGCGAACCAGAGGAATAATATGCACCTGCTCCTTTATTAATAATTTTTGCTAAGGCTGATTTAGAACATCCGGTAGCTTTTGCAAGCTCATCTGTAGCACCAATTTTATCAACATGATACATTTTTTCTGCCTTCAATATGTGGATAGATTTTTTTGACTTAAATGACGTAACTTTTGGTCTCGAATGATAAATTCCTTTTCTATAAAGACGACGAGACTTCATAAGCTCTTTTCCTTGTCTTTTCTTATCTTTTATAGTTAGTCTTTTTGGCAAATAACGTAAAGTAATTTTCATATAATATACAAATATAATAACTATATTATGAATTCATTTAGATAATAGAATCTAATATTTAATTATATTTATAATTTTATATGTTTTTACTTAAATATATTTAAAAACATTTTATTACTTATATTAATGACAGAACCAAACCGCATTAACTGTTTATCGACTGTTGAAAAATTATACGAACGATATAAGGATAATGATTATATGCTACAAAGAATATATAATCATGTACACGTTTATTTGCCAAACACACTCGAGAATGAATCCAAAAATCACGAAAAAAGAAGAAATTTAAATAGCTATCTCTCTGAAGAACAACAGATTTTTATGCAGGTATTTCTTAGTAAGAATAATTATTTTTATTTATCAAGTAATAATTTCTATTATGAATATAATGGTAAGGATTATTTTATTGTAAAAGAAGATGAAATTTTACACAAACTTCTCTCTACTATATCTAAAGAAAGAACACTTTTGCAATGGAAACATAAAACTAAGACTGCAATTATTAAGCAAATTAAGGATCGAAATTTATTCAGTTCAATTCCTGAAACTGATACCATCCAAAATGTGTTAAGTTATATTTATCCTTCAATATTTTCTTCCAAAAATTCAGCAAAATATTTTCTTACTGTAATTGGCGATAATATCTTAAAGAAAAACACAGACTTGACATTTATAGTAAGCCAAAAGATGAGACAATTATTGGATGAACTTGAATACGTTTCAGCATCATCAATTAGTAATAATAATATTTCATATAAATTTGTAACTAAATATCATGAGACACATACATTTAATAATTGTAGATTAATCAAAATTAATGAAAATTATTCTAATGAGTATTGGAGAGAATCTCTTAAGAAAATTGGTTTAAATTTATTATGTGTTGCAGCACATTATTCTACTAGATATACTAATTCTGATAATTTCCTCAATACAAATGCTGACGATGAACTCATTAATTATTCATATACTCTAAAGAATACAACTGAAAATGGTCTGGTAGAAAAATTCGTAGGAGAATATATTGAAAAAACTACTGAAGGTTTTAAGATTGAATGGAAAAATATACATTTCATTTGGAAGCAATTTCTCTCTAGTAATAATTTACCAATTGTTATTTTTTCGAATGCTCTTAAAAATATGCTAAAGAATAATCTTCAATATGATGAAGAATCAGACACATTTATTGGCGTTACAAGTAAGTATTTACCTATATATAAAGATTTTATTCAATTCTGGGATTCAACAATAACAATTTCATCGTCATCAGATTTTGAAAATGAACTAGAGATTGATGAAATCAGCTCTTTATTTAAACAATGGTCTAAAAATAGAAATGTAATGTCTGAAGAAAATATTATTCGTGTATTAAAACACTTCTTTTCAACTGAGATTATCGACGATAAATATGTTTTAAATATTACATCTACCATTTGGGATAAATCAAATGATATTCATAAATCAATTTCATACATTAAAGAACAAATTAAAGAAAATCACACACTATCTCTTATCAGTTTTGATGATTTATATAATTTTTACAATAAATATTGCAGCATTAATTCAATTAAATTAATTGTAAGTAAAAGATATTTTGAGAAATATTTGTACAATAAATTTTCTGATTATATTGTGTATGAAAAATTTATCAAAACAGAATGTATAGATTGTTAATTATAATGACAATTATTTTATGACATTATAATTTATTTATTTAATTAGCATTTCCAGCAACAAATTGTAAACCAACTCCTGAAGTTCCACTCATTCCATGAACATCAGTAGGAGATAAAGGTCCGCCTAAAACCATACCACCTCTCATCTTTCTACTCTTGTGTCCTTTGTGAAATAATTTGAAATGTCCTTTTTTCGCAACATATCCAAGCTTACGAAGATGCTTAATAGTTTTCTTTCCAGAAGCATGCTTTCTTCTAGAGACAATACGACCATGTTTGTTCTTCATTAAATGACTCTTGGTTAATCCACCAGATGTCTTTTTTGCAGTTCCATGCCATACTTGAGCGCGAGTTCCAATAGTTTGCATTATAAATTAAATTGAGAAAATATTTTTTAAAACGCAATTAAAATCTATTTACAGGAGGCATTCCACTTCCACCAGGCATACCTTCCATTCTACCTAAATAATTTACATTTAATGGTTGACCTAAATAAAAATTACCATATTGGACATTTCCACCTTTTTTCGAATTTATTGTTTGAGAAATTCTTGTAGCATAAGAAACTTTTGCTGAAGATGACGATGAACCTGGTGTATTCTTATCATATTTATCTGGTATGCAGTAACATGTATTTATTTTTCCTTCATCTCCATATAGTCTATTATACTCACTTACATACTTTATTATACGGGAAGTATCCTTTCTTCCACCTGGTCTAAAATGTCCATAAGAATACATTATTATTAATTTTTATTTTATTTTTTTAGATACAAATTTTTTCTATTCTTTTTTGTTTTTCTTTTTTTATTCTTTTTTCTTTTTTTGCTATTTTTATTTTTATGTCTAAATGTAAAATAATACCCATTTCCTCCTCTTTTTGAATAAAAATAATCTATAAAATCAAAACAAGCATATTCGTCATTAAATATAAGAACCGAATTATTTTTTGTTTCTTTAACGTTATTTATAAAAGCATTTTCGTCTGTAAATATTTGTAGTTTGTATTTAGAAACATATTCTTCTAATTGTTGTTCAGTAAATTTAAAATTAGAAAATATATCTAATCCTTTCATTATTACATCATGAATTGATGTATTTCTACTTTTTAATATATCTCTTATTAATGTTGTTCCTTTCATCAAATCACTTGCATATGTTTTTTTTGCCATAAAACTTCCGGATAAGAAATTAAATTGGATAATGCTAGAATCTTTGTATAACTCACCAGCATAATATAACTTGTATTCGCGACACAATTCATCAGTACAAGCGACTCTATTTGCTAATTCTATATGTCTATTACCAAACTCAAATGGTGTTTCTAATTTAGATAAATATAAAATAGAGTCATTATCGTCAACTGAAATATAAATCCAAGAATAATACCCGTCTTCTAATTCATTATCAGTCAATTCATTTAAATTTATAGGTTTCAATTCATTATATATTTGTTTAATTGTTTCATCATTCAAATAAATGAAATAATAACTGTTATTTTCACTAATATACTTACATTGATTATGACGTATATTACTTGCTCTTTCTTTAATGGTGTTTTTATTAAATTTTTCTTTATAATTTGAATATAAATATTTTGAAATTTGAATGTTATAATTATTTAACATAATAGAAGTGCTTGTTGAACCGAATACCAAACTGACTACTAAATAAGGTTGTTTATTTATAAAAAACACGAGAGATTCCTTAGAAGTAATTAAATCACCACTTTCAATTTTTCCACCAAACTTTTTATTGTCTTTTATGTTGTTTTCAACAATCATTTGAAAATCAGGTTTTAAATACACAAGTTCTAATAGTATGTTCTTAACTGTTTTGATGTCAATTTGAACATCTATAAGTTTAAATATGAATGCTGGTTTATTATATATTGTATATTGACCTTTGTATTGTGTTATAAATGAAGTGTTATTGTAGCTTAAACTAAGTTTATAATAATCGTCTAGTTCTAGTTCTAAATTTAAATATTGTTTTTGTATTTTCAATTGTTTTTCAATGTATTCTTCCATATATATATATATATATATATTAATTTAAAAAATTGATTTATAAAATTCAATTAAAAAGAAAATTACATATATATCTAACAATGACCACCAGTAACGACGCTAATACTGAATTATTCTTCGATGTTCAACAGAAGACTGATAAGCAGCATATCTTGGATAATCCAGATACATATATTGGTTCTGTTGAAAGTATCGATGCTGATATGTGGATTATGAGCGAGGAGGGTGATACGCAGTCGGCGTTGCCCTATAAAATTGTTGAAAAAAATATCAATTATATTCCTGGCCTATTTAAGTTATTTGATGAAGGCATTGTTAATTGCCGCGATCATGTTGTGAGAATGAAAACAAAGGTCGAATCCAACATTGAAAATGCATTACCTGTTTCTCATATCGATATTAGTATTGAAGCTGATGGATCTATTACAATGATTAATGATGGTAATGGTATTGATGTTGCTCAGAAAGACGGTGTTTGGATTCCTGAACTTGTATTTGGTCATCTTAGAACTTCAACCAATTATAATAAAGAAGAAAAGAAAATTGTTGGAGGCAAGAATGGTTTTGGTTTTAAGCTTGTTTTAATTTGGTCTAGTTATGGTCGCATTGAAACTGTCGATCATATTCGCGGACTAAAATATATTCAAGAATACAAAAACAACTTGGATGAGATCTGTAAGCCTTCGGTTACCAAGTGCAAGACCAAACCATATACTAAGATTACATTTAAGCCTGATTTTGCAAGACTTGGTATTTCAGGTTTGACACCAGATATGGTCTCGTTGCTTAAGAAGAGAGTCTACGATATTGGTGCCATCACAGATAAAACTATTAAAGTTAAATATAATAATGAATTGATTCCAGTAAAAAATTTTGAGCAATATATCAGCATGTATATTGGTGACAAGTCTACTGCTCCAAGAGTTTACGAAGATAATGGAGAACGTTGGGAATACGCAGTTGCACTTACACCATCTGACGAGTTTGTACAAGTATCATTTGTTAATGGTATTCATACGTCTAAGGGTGGAAAACATGTGGAATATATTCTCAATCAAATTGTTAGAAAATTAGTTGACTTTATTGAAAAGAAAAAGAAGACGAAGGTAAATCCTAATACGATTAAAGAGCAGTTAATTCTGTTCTTGCGTTGTGATATCGAGAATCCTGCATTTGACAGTCAAACTAAGGATTATATGAATACACCTTCATCTAAATTCGGTTCAAAATGTGAAGTCAGTGACAAGTTTATCGAGAAGGTTGCAAAGATGGGTGTGATGGATGCTGCATTGCAATTAACCGAAGTTAAGGAAACTAAAGCTGCTAAAAAAACTGATGGAACAAAGTCTAAATCTGTTAGAGGTATTCCTAAGTTAACAGATGCTAATTGGGCTGGAACCGAAAAGTCGAGTAACTGTATACTTATTCTTTGTGAGGGAGATTCAGCTAAGGCAGGTATTCTTTCAGGATTATCATCAGAAGACCGTAATATTGTTGGAGTTTATCCTTTAAAAGGTAAGCTTCTAAATGTTCGCGGGGAACCTGTAAAGAAAATTGCTGATAATAAAGAGATTGCTGAAATCAAACAGATTCTCGGTCTTGTAACTGGTAAGAAATATGCCAATTTAGAAGACGTCAATAAAAATTTAAGATATGGTAAGGTAATCTTTATGACTGATCAGGATTTAGATGGTAGTCATATTAAAGGTCTTGGAATTAATTTGTTCTCGTGCGAATGGCCTACGCTTGCACAAATTCCAGGATTTATTGGATTTATGAATACTCCAATCTTAAAGGCGAAAAAAGGAGCTAATGAATTAAATTTCTACAATGATGGAGAGTTTGAAGAATGGAAACAGCAAAACGATATTAAGGGTTGGACTATTAAATATTATAAAGGTTTAGGTACTAGCACTGGAAAAGAATTCAGAGAATATTTTGAGAATAGAAAAATTGTTGAGTTCGAGTTTAATGGTAAGGAATCTGACGATGCAATTGACATGGTATTTAATAAAAAGAGAGCTGATGACAGAAAGGATTGGTTGAAATTTTACGACAGAGATGCTTACCTTGATACCAGCAAGAAAAACGTTTCTTATGAAGAATTTGTTAATCGTGAATTGATTCACTTCTCCAAGTATGATTGCGACCGTTCTATTCCTAATTTGATGGATGGTCTCAAGATTTCACAAAGAAAAATTGTGTTTGCTGCATTTAAAATGAACCTTAATAAGGAAATTAAGGTAGCACAGTTTTCAGGATATACTTCTAAAGAATCTGGTTATCATCATGGCGAAGCCAGTTTAAATGCTGCAATTGTTGGAATGGCTCAAAACTTCGTCGGTTCTAATAATGTCAATTTGTTATTACCTAACGGTCAATTCGGCACTAGATTACAAGGTGGAAAAGATAGTGCTTCTGAAAGATATATATTTACACAATTGAATAAAATTACTAGAACAATCTTTCAACAGACAGACGATAATATTCTTGAATATTTAAATGATGACGGATTACAGGTTGAACCTATTTACTATGCTCCAATTATTCCAATGATTCTTGTCAATGGATCTAAGGGTATTGGAACAGGTTTCAGTACTGATATTATGTGCTATAATCCATTACAAATTATTGAATATTTGCAAAATAAATTGAGATATATTGAAGATGATATTGATTTCATTCCTTATTATGAAGGATTTAAGGGACAGATTACTAAGTTGTCTGACGGTAAATTCTTAATTCGAGGAACATATGAAAAGGTATCTGTTGATAAAATTAGAGTTACTGAATTACCTGTCGGTTATTGGACTGAAGATTTCAAGGAATTAATTGAACATTGGATTAGTCCTGGTGAGGATAAAGATAAAAATAAGATTCCTGCCATTATTAAAGATTATGAAGATATGAGTAAAGACACTAATGTAGATTTTACTATTACATTTGTGAAGGGTAAACTTGAAGAATTAGAAAAATCTAAGGGTGATCACGGATGTAATGGTCTTGAAAAATTATTAAAGCTTTATACAACTAATACCACTACAAATATGCATTTATTCGATGCAAATGATACATTACAAAAATTTGAAAAGGTTTCTGATATTATTGATTCCTATTATAGTGTAAGATTGAAGTTATATCAGACTAGAAAAGATTATATGATTGAGAGTCTGGAACGCGAATTAATGATGCTTACAAATAAGGCTAAATATATTAAAGAGACTCTTGATGGTACAATTGACTTGCGTAAGAAGAAGAAGGAACAAGTTGTGGAAATGTTGCAAACTAAGGGATATGATATTATTGACGATGATGAAAATTATCATTACTTAATTAAAATGCCTATGGATTCAGTAACAGAAGAAAACGTAGCTAAAATAATTAAGGAGCGAGGGGATAAAGATATTGAATTAGAAACTGTAAAAAATACTACTGTTAATAAGATGTGGTTAGATGAACTGGAAACTTTACAACAACAATATATCGAATATAAAGAAGAAAGAATTAGAGTAATGAATGGCGAAGATTCTAAACCAAAGAAGAAAACTGTAATAAAGAGTGCTGTTAAGAAAGTTGTAAAGAAACAAACTTTAGTTGTTGAAGATGATTAAATTATAATAGTAATATAAAATAATATAAAATAGATAAATATATTTCAGAATAACTTAAAGACCTTTAAATATATATTTTTATTTAATATATATTCAAATACTTAATATAAAGTCGATGATATCGGCTTTTAAGATTACTACTTAAACTTGTATTTAACTAGTTGACACGCATTATTCATTGTTCTAGATGAGTGTTTTATTTTAGCGCTAGAGAGAAAAAATAAATAAAATTAAGTTAATCCTTTACATTTTTATTTAACACTTCTTTTATTTTGTTTTCATCGAACATTTGTTCACAATCTAAAAATTGGAATAAATTCTTAATTATATTAGTGTTAAACATTTGTTCAAAGCTTATAAGATAACATCATTCTTTATTAGCAATATTTAAAACCAACTCTTAAATTCAAGTTGTCTATCAGTATTTGATGCTTGAACAGGATGAGCAATTGGAACAACTAATGTGCTAGCATCATCAATATATTTCATATAACCTTGTGCTTCACTATATACTTGTTGAATGCAATAATTTAAAACAATTTTATTTAATTCCTCTATTTGTTGTGGAATATTAAATGGTTGATTGGCTGAATGTTGTAGGAACACACTTCTCATTACAATCTTAAGTGAATCGCAATCTTGCGAACCTATTACATATTGTCCATTCGAACGTTGGTATACACCAGCTCTTATTCCATTTTGAATTATTTGAATATTCTCTCGAGAGAAAAATGCTTGAGATAAAGGAGTTTCGTTCCATAAGCCTTCAGTTGCATTCCTAAATGTTACACATTGATTAGCTGGTATCTTATCATACATTTGAAATAGAGCCGAAGTATTAGGTGATTTAATATTTACACGTCCATTATTTACTTTGTTCATTTATATAAAATAAGCAAATAGAAAAAATTATATTTATTTAATTTATATGGAAGCTTTTCAAAAATTCGTTCTTTTTGCTGCTATAATTATATTAATTATTACTCTCGTATTTATTGGTGTCGCTCTTAGTTATTCAAAAGATGAGGATTGGCCACCTATGACTCCTGAATGTCCTGATTATTGGTTAGTTGATGGTTCAGGAAATAATACTACATGTATTAATGTAAAAGATTTAGGAACATGTCCACCACAAGGCGGAAATAAACATTTAAAGATGGATTTTAACAGTTCAGCATTTACGGGTTCAAATGAAATGTGTGCTAAATATACATGGGCTAAGAAATGTGGAGTGTCATGGGACGGAATAACTTATGGTATTAATAATCCATGCCAGAGTACTTCTTAAATATAATATTTTTATTTTATATATATATAAAATGCCGGTTTGTTCTTCAGAAAGAATATCACTTGCTAAAGGCGCGCTTGAAAGATTATTAGTTGAGATAAAAAACATTGGAAAATTTAGTAATAAACAAGTAGGTGAAAATCTATATAATATATATAATACTGGTGATTTTTATCCTTGTATAATTAATTTAGGTGACGCATATCCAAATATAAAAACTACCGCATATTTTATAAACGGTGACATGCGTAGAGCAATAGCTGCATTCACTAATGGCATGACACAACCGAATAAATTTATTAATAAATGTGTACCACACATTGAAAATATGCTTCGTTTTTTGAATGAGGAGTATAAACCAAACTATGAGTCTGACTCTTCTGAATCTGAATATGAATCTGAATATGAATCTCAAGATGAGTCTGAACCAAATAATGGAATAGGTCTATTCCCATCTCATAAGTATTTAAATTTAAATAATAAAAGTGAATTTCCACAAGTTAAATCAAATTATAGAAAGTTATCATTAATATATCACCCTGACAAATGCCCTAATGATAAAACTTCTGGTATGGATAAAAGTCAATGTGAAACAGAATTTAAAATACTTAATAATGAATATGACGCAATTAAAGAAAAGTTAAATATTGTTGGTGGAAGAAAACGTAAAACAAGACGCATTCTAAACAAACAATATAAAAATAAATCTAGAGCTAGAAGAACTGTGTCCAAAAAAGTAAAAAAAAATAAAAGAAAAAATACAAGGAAAAATACAAGGAAAAATAATAGAAAATAAATGAAATCATTATAAATATATTTTAATTAAACCGACTGAAAAGAAAAATGAGACAAAAACGTATTAAAAAATAAATTAAAATCTCATTCCCTAATCTTTTCTTTCAGTATTTATAACTTTGGGTCTATCATTCGTCTTGTGATATGAATCTTTTTCTACAAAACATAGTTTGTCTTTTTCTATTCTGTATCCATTCTTTCATTAGATACAAAATATTTCTACTTCCATTTAGGTCTCGGTTCATCAAATGGGAATGAGACGACTTACTACACTTCGTGTAAGTTAGTAATCCGTGTATACTCACCATACCTTCTCTAAATGGTCTTTGGTTCACTCGTTGTTTGTAATAGCAAGTTTCTCCTTCTAAACAAAAACTACACATTTTAGATGTTTTGAACTCATCCACAATACATAAATTAAAATGTCTTAGAAATACTATTATATTATATAAAAATTATGTTTGTGATATGATTAGATGAGATAATAATATAGTCTTTGAGAAAATACTTGGAGAGAATATTGACTCATGGATACAAAATAAAAAGTATAGGTATAAGAATATAGTTTTTAATAATTATATTTATTTTATAATACATTATTGTATTGAAAATAATTCTAAACGTTGCGGAGAAATTATACATAATTATTTAAAAAAACGTGATTTATGTAGAAACCTACATAAAAAGAATGTTGTTAAATATATAAAATGGACCAATTGAATTTGAATAAAATACTAAATAGAGAAGAACAAGAAAGAGAGATAAAAAATATTTTAAAAGATTTTGAAGCTAATAAAAATAATCTTCTTTTTAAAAAAGGAATATATGTATATGGTGATCCCGGAACAGGTAAAACATCATTTGTTGTTAATATTTTAAAAGAACTTAATTATGATATTATCAAATATGATGCTGGAGATATTAGAAATACATCTGTTATAGAAGATATAACTAAGCATAATATGTCAGATAAAAATATTATGAGCTTATTCAATAAGAAAGTAAAAAAAATTGCTATAATTATGGATGAAATAGACGGTATGAATAATGGTGATAAAGGTGGAATTAATTCACTCATAAAACTTATCAGACCTAAAAAGACTAAAAAACAAAAATTGGAAGAAGTTACAATGAATCCTATAATCTGCATTGGTAATTATCGTGTTGATAAAAAAATTAAAGAACTTATGAAGGTTTGTAATACAGTTGAATTAAAAACACCAAACAAATCGCAAATATTAAATATATCTAATGTTTTATTTCCATCAATTAATGGTGATCTAAAGACTAAACTGATTTCATACGCTCAAGGTGATTTAAGAAAATTAACAAATATGTATAATTTATATAAGAATAAACCTGAAGTTTTTACATGTGAAATAATTGATAATATTTTACAAATTAAATTGTATAATGATGACACAAAAAAAATAACAAATAAATTAATAAATGATTATTTTCCACTTAATGAACATAATAATATAATGAATGAAACTGATCGCACTAGCGTCGGGTTGTTATGGCATGAAAATATTATTGATGTTATTGAAAAAATGGATAAGAAAAAATCTATACCATTTTATATTTCACAATTAGACAATATATGCTTTGCTGATTATATTGACAGAATAACATTTCAAAAACAAATTTGGCAGTTTAACGAGATGAGTTCATTGATTAAAACCTTTAAAAATAATAAATTATATCATGAAACATTTACAACCAAAAATAAACATACTCCTTCTGAAATCAGATTTACTAAGGTATTGACTAAATACTCGACTGAATATAATAATTCACTTTTTATACAAAAGCTATGTCAAAAGCTAGGAATGGATAAAAAAGATTTATTTGGTTTTTTTATTGAACTTAGCAATAATCATGATAATACAGAAATTATAAATTTACTCGAAGATTATGAAATAAGTAAATTAGACATAAATCGTATTTATCGTTATATAGAAAAATATATTAAAGAAAATGCAACTGGAACATCTGATAAAGAATTTGATGAAGAAGAAGATGGCAGTGATGAAGTAGAAGAATAAGTATTTTAATTTAAACTATAATAAAAAATTATAGTTTAAATATAGTTTATTTGTTATTTACTTTACTTAAGTAGAATTGTAAGTTAGTTTCATATTATTATTTAATCTTGCATCGCGTTTATTTTCCCAGTTGTAAGCTGATATCGGGTCAACATCACACGACATATGATTAGAGTAGTGTTGGGGCGACATGAAAAATAATGTACTAGACCCATTTTTACTATGGCATTCACCAGTTGCCAAAATAACCTTATAAAATAGGTCTTCATCCATAGAACCAACTTTATTTGTAAAATAATCACCAGTCTCAGCATCCCTAATTTGACTTCCAGTTCCACCAGATGTATAAATCTCGGTTTTCTTTCTATAAGGTGTTCCATCTCGTCGATAAGCCTTTCTATAAATCACATTATAACCTATGTCCTTGCGTTTTTCCCGTTCAAACATCTTTTCGACATTCAGGTCATCTTCAAAGTCATTTAAGTTTGCTGGATTGAAATAATCATCTTCGTACATTTCTAAGTTCTATCATATATAATCAGTTTATCTTTAAATCATTTTAAGTAATATTTATTATAGGAGCTTGACTAGATAATTCAGTATTCTTTTCATCTTTTCTTTTTTCAATTTGAGCCATAATAAGTTGTTTAATTTTATCATTTAAATATTGCACTTGTTCTTTTAATTGATTATTTTCCAAAATTAAATTTTGTATAGTTATAGCCTGTTCATTTAGTTGTTGTTGTTTATTATTTGGATTTGTTATCATTGATATTTTATTTATTGTATCTTGATACTCTGATTGTTGTTTTATCATTTCTTGCATTTTTTTTTGTCTTTCTTCTTTAAGTTCTTCCAATTGTTGTTTTACATCAGGTTTATAACCCGGTTTTCCTGGTTCATAATTTTCTAGCAAACTATCAATGTCTTCCATAAAAAATTTTAATAAATCCTCTTCTTTAACAAAATCTTTTGGTAATAATGGTGTCTCATGTACATTTGGATTTGGCATTTGTTTTAATAATTCTTTTTTATCAAATGAATTATGATTGTGAGAAAATACTAATATAGATTTTTTTGATTCTAATTGAACAAATGGAATTGTATAATTCTTTAAGAATTTCTTCTCTTCCGCAACAGATGATTCTTCATCAAATTTTGTTTTTTGTAATAATTCTCGCTTAAAAGCAAATGTAGCTGCTGTAGCATGATTTGGACCATAAGGACCAAATTGTAGCATTTTATCTATATGCTTAAAATAAATAAACATAGCACTAGAACCGGCACATAATGCTTTGCTATTTTTTAAGGTTTCCACCGCGTGTTTTACTCTGTCAGGTGGATAATAATCATCATCATCCATATAGACAATTATATCACCCTTAGCTAATTCATTACATAAATTTCTTTTCTTTCCTAGTGTCATTTTTTCATCATATTTAAAATATTTTACATACGGTAAATGTGCAACTAAATCTTCAATTTTATCACTGCCATCATCAACAATAATCCATTCCATTTTATCTCTAGGATACGTTTGATTTTCAAAACATTTTATAATTATCGGAATAAATGGTCTGCGATTAAATGTTGGAGTGCAAATACTTACAAAAGGTTTTTTTGGAATTTTTATCTTATTTTTTCCCATATATTTATAACTTAACTTTTTATTTAAGTTTGTTTATATAAAATACTTATTTTAATAAATTTCTATTAATTTTTTTCAATTCTTTTACTATATTACCTCCCTTTTGACTGAATAAACTAGAGAAAAAATCGTTGTTTTCTTTAGTTGTCACATTTTTGGTAACACATGTTTTACGAGCTTGATCATAGCTCACTGATAAAGATAAATTTGTTTCTGGTATTGGAGTAAAAATATTTAAACTTATTAAACCGAAATATATAAATAATACAGTTATAATGGCGAATATTCCAGGGACTGTACCTAATTTTGAAAATGCTAATAATATAATAAAGAAACTTATTAAAGAAACTACCATTACTTTATAATATTTCAACACTTCTTTAATGATTAAAAATGATGATATATTTTTGCCATTCAATATTCCTTTATAAAATAAGCATGAAAAAGCACAATATGATAATACTGCAAAAGGAACACAGGACAATAATGGAAAACCAAATAAGAATAATACTAAAAATAAAATAATCAATCCAACACCTAAAGACCAATCAACAGGACTTGTTAACGTTACATCTTCCCACACGGGTTTACCTTCACCAGAAACATTTGTATTTGTTTTAAAAAACCAAAACATATTTGCAAACCATAAATAAATAAAATATAAACCGTTTAACAATACGCCAACTGTAAATAAAAATGCAGTTATAATTGGCCCTAAACTAATAATTACAGCTTCAGGAAGTCCATTCAAGAAATTCATAGTAGTATTAATAAATGAGTAATCAAATTGCATTAGAGATTCAATAATAGATATCATATAATTTGCTAAAAAATTTGAATTTGATTTCTCTCTATAATCTTTCATCATATCGATAATTCTGTATTTTGAATTTTTAGCATCATTTGGTATTTCTAATTTCATAGACATTTCTGGTTCGGTAAATGTTGTAAAAATATTAGTTTGTATTTTTTCTATATTCGGTTGATTATTTGTATAAGGTGCACATACACCTTCAGTTGGTAATATATTTGTTTGAGCTAATTTACATACAAATAAAATAAGTCCACTACTTGAAAAGTATAATAATAGTAAAATAATTGATGCTATTAAAGAAGTTATAAAACCTCCTATATTAGATATAAAATTGGTCGATGAAGTTGAAGTATCTTCTTCCTTTTTTTCATCTATAGCACTTGTATCATTATTTGTATCAGACATCACTTATATTAAATTAATATAAAAAAATTAATATCAATTTATTATATGAAAGTATCATTTAACAAATTATTTTTACCTCTAAGTGCATTAATATTATTATTTATTGTATTTAAAATGATTCATTATTTAGCTGCTGAAAAATATATTGTAGAGTGTTTTGATTCAAATAAAAATGATAAAACTAGTCATACTGTAAATTTACCATTAACAACTAGTTATAGCTGTCAAAATTTCTGTGGTCCAAATTCAAGATGTGCTATCACTGGTCAGCAATGTTTTACGGACATTGATTGTCCAGGTTGTCAGCCATATTCGCCGCCTTTGCCTAAAACCAAAGACTGTATTCCAGGTGCGAGTAATGCAGGAAAATTAACAGTCGGTGTATCTCCTACATATTCTCCGCTAACAACTGGATATGGAACTAGAGAGAAAATAATTACTGACGATATGTATGCTCAACCTCCGCAAGCAAATTTTGGTGTTGATACATGGGGAAAGTCTTTCAATGAAGGTCAAAAACTATTTAATAGACGCTATAAACCAGACCAATTACAATTTATGCCAAATTATCCGTCAATGTATAGTATAACAGGCGAATTTATCGGAGACGGCCCATTGCCATCTAATTATTAAGTTTTATCAATCACTATTTCTTTAGCAATATTTCGTATTATTTTATCTTGTTTCTCAATGTCATTATTTCCTGCTCCACCCAATGCTTCAATAACTAATTTACTATAATGATCTGAATATTTCGAATCACTATAATTGCAGCCTGGATGAAGCTCTTTATATTTCGGTAAAAGATTTTCATTTTTATATGCTACACGTTTAATAGCCTTACGCATTTTAAGCTTTTCATCATTGTCTTTTTCCCATTTATTCTCGTCTTTGATGTAAATAACTTCCCTCTTTTTATCTGCACAGTGAACTGGTCTTTTATGGACATCTAATGCTTTCAGATTTTTTACAATAATACTCGAAATACCATCTACAAAACCGAGTTTACCAACTTCTTCTAAATCGGATAACTGAAGCTGGAGAGAATCAATAAATTCGTTAATATTCATGGCATCTTTGCATGTTTCGTTTAAGAAAACATTAAGGTTAAATGTTTTATTATTGTTATTTGAATGATTATTAATTAAGGTGTTATTTGTTGCATTGCCGCACATTTCTACCAACTTATTTGTGAGTTCTTGATTGTATTTTTGAGCTTCATTATTTAATGATACTAATTCTTGATTTTGCTTTACAACCTCTAAAACTAGATTTGTTAAAGCTTTAAATTCTCCTTCATTCTTGTAGGTCTCATAATAAATGGCGTTTTTTTCGCAGTTGTCATCTCTTTTATGTCGCGATAATCCTGATTGGAATTTGTAAATTTTCCCACATTCGCATTTATATTTGTACGATTGTTCGTGAGGCGTTTTTTTATTATCATATATACCATTTTTTTTATCATTTTCGTGTTTAATATGTTTTGGTCTCAAAATATGTCTATCCCAGTCGCTTTTTTTACAGCATTTAAAATTACATAATTCACATAAAAAATAATCGGCGTTTTTTTGGCGTTTTTTTTTACCATTCATTTATCTATAATGATAAAAAAAAACGCCTAAATCATTTTTTTATAAAATATATAAATTTTTTTATCATAACAAAATGAAAATTATTTTTTTGGTATACACACGTTAAAAATAAATTATGGTCTCAAATCATGCATTTTACATAAAATATTTTGGTTTTTTATTTTTGGACATTTTTTTTGTCCATTTTTTGAAAGTCAAAATACTTTTCAAAAAATGAAGTCTCTACATAACACTTCATATGTAGGGAAGAAAAAAACAAAAAACACAAAAAAACCTGAATTTCCCTTCATGATGTAGTACATACTCTTTAAGTATCTTAGAAATATATTTTACAACTTTACATCTTTTTACATTATTGAATATTTAATTTTAAATCTTCAATAATGTAAAAAGTAGATATAAATACAAAAATAATATTATAATTATATATAAGAAATGACTAATAATTTAGTATATGATGACTCTGGAATAAAATTTTTATTGCTAAATATTTTAGGTCATGATGTTATTCATGATTATGGAGGAAATTCTACATCAGATAGATGGTCAAAAAATTTTGAGATTGTCACTCAATTTAATGGTTCGTTTACTTTTAGTTCGATTGGGGGATCCCCATATGGTTCAGAAACAATGGTTTTATCAAACCAATCATCAACTGGAACATCGTCTGGATATTCAATTTTTCCTAATCGTAATACTAATGCTAATCAAAAAAGTCAATTCCCACAGAGACAAGGAAGATTTTTGGGAAATAAAACTGAACAAGAAATAGAAAAAGATTTTTATAAATTTATAGAGGGGTTAAAAAATAGTTGTATTTTTTCTATGTTTTACTACAAAATTTATGAAAATATTAGTGAAACTTGGAGTTTACAAGATTTTTTTTTAGGCGCGTTTGGGTTCTTTATAGTATCTGTAACTGACCCAAGATATGAAAAGGTTGATGAAATTTTTATTAGCGTATGTTATAGCTTTTTAGACTATTTATACAATAATTCTATTGAATTGCAAGGGCCAAAGTTTATGTTAAGTTTTGAAAATTATTATGATCTATTGGATGGTTATTTATCTACAAATCTTTTAGAAGAAAGAATTTTATTATCTCTTGCTCAAGGATATATTTCTAGTGAAGGTATATATAATATTCCTAGTAGTGAAGAAATTAGAGAAAAACGTAAGAGAAGATTTGGAGATATAAGTGGTGGTGCTAAAGCTAAAGATGAATCTTTTAACACAGAAGAAGATGTGTTAAAAATTATAAATGAACTAAATAATTATAGAAATACTTATTTAACGAATGAAAAATTGCTTACGTTAGGTAAAATATATAGAAAATTTAAAGAGAATGATGGAAAGATAACTTCAGATGAAAATTTAACATATGAGAATGCGAGAAAAACCATGTTAACTGAATTAAAAAATATACTAACTAATTATAAACAAAACTTACTTAGTGGTGAAGTAGATAATGCTAGTAGTAATGATAGAAATATAAATTCTTTTATTCCTAAATTAAAAACAGGAAAAACACCAATCAATTCTGATGAAGAATTTGTATCAAAGGGAGCTAATAACTTTTTTAATGAATTTGTTTATGGTAAATATCAAAAGAAACTAGACAAATATCAAGAAGAAAGGGATGAGTTGGCAAGAAAAGAAGCTAATGAAGCATTACAAAAAGCAAAGCAACTTGAGGGTAAACTATCTACATATGAAATAAACATAAGAAAAAATTTTGTTAGAATAGTTGCAAAAACAGCACTATATTTAAATGGAATATGTGATGGAAATGGAATGTTGCAAAAAAATTATCAAGATTTAATTGACGAAACAAAATTAAATGATTCAAATTATTTTTTGAGAGAAGAAATAATTATTTTACTAAATGAATCTGAATGGCGACAATTTTTTGGCGTTTCAAATTTAGATGACTATCTATATACAATAACTAAAAATTTTTTTAATAATGTTATGAAATCTGATGTAAATGATGCTAGTATTTATTGTGATGTAAAAGCACAACCTACAAATACTACAAATAGTAAATATATAATAAATAATGCAGCTTTTTTAGATGGAAATGGTATAAAAAATCGCGTATTTTGTTCTAATTCATCAATATTAGATGGAATGCCTCAATGCTCTCCTAAAACAAGTGAAGATCAATTAGAGATAGGAAATATGGATTTTACAATAATAAATAATTCCCAAAATTATTTTTATAGAGGAATTGCTACTATGTTAGGACCAAATATGCAAGAAGTTACAAAAATTGACCAAGATGCTAAAAATATTAGATTTGTTAAATATAATATAAATATAAAGACAATTAATGGAACACAAATAATTCCAGAAAATGTGTATAATGAATTAAATATGAAAAATCCTTTTTTAGAAATAGATCGTCGTTTATCTTCTAGTCCCTTAGAGGCATACCATGTTTTAAGAATAACACTTTTGCTATTTATAAAAAAAATAGAATTATTATATACTACTAATCGTAGTGAATATGATGAAATTATAAGAACTAGTGTAATATTAGCAAACGAAGAATTAAATGCCTCAAAAAAACAAAAAACTTCATCAGCATCATCATTATCAAATATGCAATTAAAAAAAATAAATTTTTTTGAAAATTTCTTTAATCTACAACTAAATAATCATAATAACGATACAAATTATTTTTTTAACATATTGGCAAATATTTATTATAAAGGTTGTGGTGATTTATATCAAGAAATAAATTGTGTTGCTAAAAATGGAGGTTATTCAGATCCAAAAGTATATTATGCCGATGATACAATTAAAAGATGGAATTTTAAAAATGATCAATTAAGAATGTTTTTAGCTAAAGACCAACCATCAGCATGTCGTTTTGCATTTTTATTAATGTTTGGAAAAGATAATACCATAAATAATTATGCATTTGGAGGTTATTCTGGTGGCGGAGAAAAAGTACTGATTGTGTCAAAAAGATATTATAAAAATACTAACCCTAAATTAAGTATTAGAGATATGGTATGTATTGTGCCTCAATCTAATGTTATTGGTGGACGTAAAGGCTTAAAAAGAATAACAAAAAAAAGATTTAGAAAAACAAAAAAAACAATCAAAAATAATCGTCAAACTCATAAAAATAAAAAATAAAATGTGTAAAGTCAATATTATTCGGTTTTATAATTTTTATTATTCAATGCATTTTTTAAATATTTACCACAAGGTCCGCAGTGATCTTCATTTGCTAAATCTATTTTCTTATTTAACTTTTTATGACAAGATTCAATATTCCATCTTCCTAATGGAGTAGGTTTATGATATGAGTTTAATAATCTTTGAATATGTAATACTATTCCTTTCAACATTTTAGATATAATATTCTATATGTTATTATATCTAAATCAATTTTTTATTATTAAAATGAGTTCAAATTAGTAATTCCTCTTCCAATAATAAGACCATGAATATCCTGAGTTCCTTCATACGTATTAACTGCTTCAAGATTTAACATATGTCTTATGATGTGATATTCATCTGAGATTCCATTTCCTCCTAATATATCTCTAGACGTTCTAGCTATATTTAGCGATTTTGAGCAATTATTGCGTTTAATAATGGATATTGTTTCAGGTATTAAATTGTCATCATCAATCATTCTTCCAACTCTTAATACAGATTGTAATCCCAATGTGATTTCTGTTAACATATCAGTCAATTTCATTTGGATTAATTGGTTAGACGCTAATGGTTTGTTAAATTGTTTTCTCTCTATTGTGTATTCTCTAGCTCTTAAGTAGCAATCTTCGGCAGCCCCAATAACACCCCAAGCGATACCATAACGCGCATTATTTAAACACATAAAAGGACTTTTAAGACCTTTTGTTAAGGGTAAAATATTATCTTTTGGAACAGCTACGTTATCCATAAAAATCATACCAGTGTTAGATGCTCTTAATGAGAACTTTCCTTCAATCTTTGGACACGATAATCCAGTCATTCCCTTTTCTAATATGAACCCTCTGATATCATTATTATCATCCTTCGCCCACACGATAAATATGTCAGCAATTGGTGAATTGGTAATCCAATTTTTACTGCCGTTTAAAATATAATATTCGCCGTCCAATCTGGCACGTGTTTTCATACCAGATGGGTCGCTTCCGTGATCTGGTTCCGTAAGGCCAAAACATCCTATTAAATTACCTTTAGATAATTCAGGCAAAAATTTATCTTTTTGTTCTTGTGTACCAAATTTATAAATTGGATACATAACTAAAGAAGATTGAACACTAGCACAGCTTCTATAACCACTATCGATTCTCTCTATTTCCCTCATAATTAGACCATAAGAAACATAATTAACACCGGCGCATCCATAACCATTAATAGTCGGACCGAGTAATCCAACCTTTCCCATTTCCTTCATAATATTTTTATCAAAATGTTCATTACGAAATGAATAAACAATATTTGGCTGCAAAATATCTCTCGAAAAATTGTAAGCCAAATCTTTTATAGATTTTTCATCAGATGTTAATTGACTTTCTAATAAAAAAGCATCTTTGTAATTAAATAAATTTCTTTTAATTAACTTTTGAAAATTATTATATCTAATCATTATTTATGATATAATTATTATTATTTATTTAAACTGATTTTATTTATTATTAAGTAGCATATAAAAGCCCAGAGTTTCCGCCAACAAATATTACCATATTTACTCTCTCTTCCATTAAATACATATTGAAATTGTAATCATAAATTCTCCATGTTGGTTTATTAATACCGATAATATCACCTGTATTTGGGTCACAAATTGTCAAAACTTGTGCATAAGGATCTGCAGGAGGAGTAATTGTCGTGAATTCCAATTGAACATTAGTAAAACGACTCATATTCATTGCACCTGATGGTTGATATGTTAACGGGTCAGTATTTAAACAAAAATTATAACAATATAAACCTGGAGGAGCAAACCCAGCAGTTCTTACATATTTCTCTACAAAGTTATAGACACCAGCTGGTAAAATATTCTCTCTATATTGACCATCTAATAATATACCCATTGCAACTAAAATAGATTTTATATTTTGAGGATTGTATACTCCAGTTGAATACAAACCTGATAAAGTTCCGTTAGGATTTAATCCTGGACCTAAAAATGGTGGACCAGATGGGTCTGGATTTGGCACATCTCCGGCAGTTGATGCTGGTGTAATATCTTGCGGCATATACTCATAAGGCCAATTTGTGTAATTTGACCACTGATTTCTTAAATTAGCATCACTTCGTTGAAAATAAAACATCCAACTTATTACCATTCCTAATGAATCTAAATCAATCTTATTTGCACCAGTTACATTGTAGAAAGGTTTTTCATAAATTTGTTTGAATAAATATTTTTGTTCATTTTTTGCAAATAATGTTGCTTCATCGTCGGAGAGAAAACAATACGTGCAATTTAAATTAATATCAGCAAACCAATTAGTTCTTGTATCTACATAAGATATAGGACCTAATTCTTCATCAGGCGGTGTTTGTAAAAATCTATAGAACTGCATATAATATTGATTAAAATTAGGCGCTACTACTGGATAATTATTTGTATAATCCATTACATCTCGAATAGTAAACCATTCATTAATAGGTCTAAATGTGACATTTATACTTAATTCGTTATATTGAAGTGCGACTAATGGAAAAGCTTGGGTAGAGAGAAGATTAAACCATGCTCCAAGTGGAATCCATAAAGTGCGACCACTAATAGATGGCTGAGCACCAGCTGGACTTGTTGTATAATAAGCATTTGGATAAGCATTTACACGAGGTTCTACATTAGCAGGGTCATTCAATTCAGGAACATTTCCTATCATTTCGTCAAATAATTTTAATTTTTGACCACTAAAATCCCTCTGAGCTGAAGCTAAAATATATTGTCCTGAATATTGTTGAAGTTGTTGATTTCCACAATTTATTGTTACTTTGCTGATAATTTGCGCACCTAAATTTTTAATCCATTGAAATTCATATGGTGCCCAATTTGTATAGCCTGTAGAACCGTCAGGATTTGTATATGCTTGTGGCGGCATAATTGGACTCCAAATATTCGGCAATGTTATACATATATAGCAATCCATAAGTAAATCAGCGTACCTACGAATTTTAAAAGTGAATGTGCTTTCGTTTGTTAAACTTAGAACAGGTGTCCCTTCAAAATCTATCCGAAAATTTTGCTTACCATAATTGGTGTATTTTTTATAAGTACATTTAAAAAATGATTTTTCAGGGTTGCCGTTCAAAATTACATTTTGACTTCCTTGACTAACTAGTTGCATTAATCCACCTGGCATAGTATTATAATATAAATTTATTTTTTAATTATTAATTTCGTCATAATATAATTTAATTATTTCTAAAAATTAAAAATAATATAATATATTAATAATGTCAACAACAAATTCTAATGATTATTTAAGCGCTATTAAAAATATGGATGAAGAATTTCAAGTATTTATGATAATGTCATTTATTTTTATTATACTAATTATTTTCATTGGATATATGATTTATCTCAGTAAACTTGAAGGAAGAGAATGTGATTATATGAATAATTTATATCCTAGTGTTAATGGAAATTTAAGACCAATCAACAGTTCAGATCCAGATTGTAGCGGTAATTTATTCGATTATTATATTAAAACAGCTTACAATGCTTGTAGCGGAGGATCATATAAAAATGATTTTGTTGATATTTGCAATTTAAAAGCTGTCATCAAACAAGGCGTTAGATGTTTGGATTTTGAAATTTATTCAGTAGATAATCAACCAGTAGTTGCAACCAGCACAACAGACAGTTATCATGTTAAAGAGACATTTAATTCCGTTAATTTTGGTCTTGTTATGGACACTATACGTAATTACGCATTTTCTGGCGGAACATGTCCTAATCCAACTGACCCTCTTTTAATCCATTTAAGATTCAAGAGTAATAACCAAAATATGTATTCAAAGATGACCGAGATTTTCAAATCAAATACTGACATCATGCTTGGACCATCATATAGTTTTGAAGCTGAAGGTAAAAATTTAGGAAATGTACCATTGATGTCACTTAAAAATAAAGTAGTTTTAATTGTCGATAGAACAAATACTGCATTTTTAGAAAATCAGGATTTACTTGAGTTCGTAAATTTAACAAGTAATTCGATATTTATGAGAGAATATGATTACTATAATGTTAAAAATAATCCTGATATAAATGAGTTGACTGAATTTAATAGACGTGGTATGACTATTGTTGTTCCTGATAATGGGTCAAGTCCATCAAATCCTGCTGGTATTGTATGCAGAACTAGTGGATGTCAAATGGTCGCCATGAGATATCAATTAGTCGATAATTACCTTATGGAAAATACTTTGTTTTTTGATAGAGCAGGATATGCCTTTGCTCTTAAACCAATTGAGCTTAGATACCAACCTGTCACTGTTCCTGCACCAACACCTCAATTACCAGAATATTCTTATGCTACTAGAACAGCATCAACTGATTTTTATAGCTTTAATTTTTAAACTATTATAATTATATTTATAAAACATATTAAATATAATTTATTAATTTGATATAATGATCCCTTACGTTATTTCAGAAGCATATCCAGATTATAAAAGACCATGTGTAGAACATGATTACGGCGTTGTTAAAGAAGAAGAAATAGAAACATATTTTTTAGATAGAGTCAGTAATTTTGTTCTAGATAGAACAGGTGATAATGACTTAAGTTTACAAGATGTTAATGATTTTTTTAATAATTATTTTGAAGAATATTTTATGATGAATGATCCCTGGAGTGCTATGGTTTTTAGAAATGGAGAATGGGAAAATGTTTCACCATCTAATGACAAAATTTGGGCACATATTAGACTTATAATATTACAAGAACAAGAAGATAATAAAGAAGAAGATAATAAAGAAGAAGATAATAAAGAAGAAGATAATAAAGAAGAAGAAAACAAAGAAGAGCCACAACTAGACGAAGATATTTTGGATGAAAATGACAAGGTTATTTTAACAGGTATTAAATCATTTTTTGAACAGATGTTAGAAGAAAAACCATTGGAGCTTGAACAAATTGAGAATTTACAGAAAATGAATCAAATTCAACAACTAATGACATTATTTAATATTTATCTAACAAACGAGAATTATGCAAAAAATGACCATTTATTTAAAGGATTTTTGAATTTATGCATTAAATTTCTTCAAAAAAATATTGAAGACATAACAAACCAAATGGAAAAAGAGCATACTGATGAATTATCTAAAAAATTGGAAGAAGCTATGACAGTTTATAGTAATGCCTTATTAGTTAAAGCTACTTTTAACATTTAATACAACCATTCAACAATATTAATATCAGCTATTAAATATTTTCGTTTTATAATATCAATTATAACTCTAATTACAACTTGTCGGTTAGCCTCAGTAAAATAATTAATATCTTTTATTATATCATTAAATGTAAACTGAGGACTCCAATTATTAGAACATAATATAGTTTCGCAGCAAAAACATTGTATTCCGGTAAATTTTTTGAGTGAATCTCTAAATATTTCATTTGTTATTTTGTGATAAAATATAAGAGATTTATTGTTTACTTTTATTTTAGGTGGATTAAAAGGATAATTATTTGAAATTATAAATTTATAATACTTGTTATTATTTAAATTTTTGAAGGAGATATCATATTCAACCATATTTCTATAACTTGTCTCAGTATTTATTTGTATTTTAACATCATCTTCATTGCATATATTTTGCTGTAATAAGAATGCAATTTCTTTGCTAATCCTTTTTCTAATAAAATTACTATCTATTATTGATAATTTATACTCCATAAAATATATTGAATATTTAATATTTTATTTTAACTTATTAATATAGGAATGCCAAAAGAAAAAAATGTCTGTAAAGATTTGTCATTTGCAGATTGCGAATTGACAATTTTGCGTATGGCAGTAGATAAAGCTGAAGAAAAAATGGGTAGACGCGTTGTAAATTCAGATGATGTTCAAAAAATAATTGATATAGTTGAAGAATTTATTAAACGAAAGAAATTAATTTGTTATGGCGGAACAGCTATTAATAATATTTTACCAGAAGAAGACCGTTTTTATAATAAAGAAGTTGAAGTTCCTGATTATGATTTCTTCTCTCAAAATGCTTTACATGATGCTAAAGAATTAGCAGATATTTATTATAAGAAGGGATTTATTGATGTAGAAGCTAAATCAGGTCAACATCACGGAACATATAAAGTTTATGTTAATTACATGGCAGTAGCAGATATAACATATTTACCAAAAGAAATTTATAGTGCAATTAAAGATGATGCCATAAGTGTTGGCGGAATAATGTATGCCCCTCCTAACTTCTTAAGAATGTCTATGTATCTTGAATTATCTAGACCAGCTGGAGATATCAGTAGATGGGAAAAAGTTCTAAAGAGACTTGCATTATTAAATAAAAATTATCCTATAACAGATATCAATTGTAATGATGTTGATTTTCAACGTGAAATGGAAGATAGTGAAAATGAAGATAAAGTTTTTGAAACATTAAAAAATACTCTTATTAATCAAGGTGTAGTGTTTTTTGGTGGATTTGCAAATGCATTATATTCTCAATATATGCCCGCTAATTTAAGAAAGAAAATTGAAACAGTTGCAGATTTCGATGTTTTAGCAAATGATCCAGAACAAACAGCTGAAGTTATTAAAGAACGCTTGGATGATAATGGAATAAAAAATGTAAAAATAATTAAACAACCAGCAGTTGGAGAGATTGTTCCTGAACATTATGAAATCAAAGTTGGAAATGATTCTATCTTATTTATTTATAAACCTATTGGCTGTCATAGTTATAATGTATTAATGTTGAAAGGTAAAAAAGTAAAGGTAGCAACAATTGATACCATGTTAAGTTTATATTTAGCTTTTTTATATGCAAATAAACCTTATTATAATCAATTTATAGAGAGAATTTTATGTATGTCTAAATTTCTTTTTGATGTTCAACAAAAAAATAGATTAGCTCAAAAGGGTTTACTAAAACGTTTTAGTATAACATGTTATGGTCATCAAGAATCTATTGAAGAGATGAAGGCAGAAAAGGCAGAAAAATATAAAGAGTTGAAAAAAAATGAAAATAAAAAAATGTTTGAAGAATGGTTTTTAAATTATAGACCAGATGATATAAAAATCCAAAGAGAAAATAATTCAACAATAAAAATTGTAAAAAAAAGAAAGAAGAGAAAGACTAGAAAAGCAGGGTTTTTTAATATTTATGGAACCAAAAGTCGTAGAAATAAGAAGGCAATTTACTAAATCTGCCTATTAGGATTATGTTCCATTGTACAAAAACCTCCTTGGCAATCTTCCTCTTGATTTTTCTTATTTTGGTAAAATTTGTAAATAAACATACCGATAATAGCAACTAATATAGCTACACCAATATAGATAAATATAGTATAATCTGTTGAACCTGAACCTCCTGCGCTAAGTATGTCTGGAACATCTAAAGAAAATGCTGAATCTGTAATGTCAATAGCATCCATATTATATTGTTTATTTACAAATAAATGCAATTTTAAACTCATAAACAATAAGTTTCTAAAATAATACTAAATATATCAAAACTTATTTTAAAAACTATTTTAACAATTAAATTTTCTTTGATATCATCTGGAACATATTTTTTCATATAATTTATTAAATACATTATGTATATAATTATTGTTTCAAATAATATTTTTGCGTTATAATGTAATTTATTAATTATATTCCAATCATCAACATAACTGCACATATGAGTACTTGATTGTTTAATAAAAAAACTATGAATATCTAATAATCCTGATAAAATTCTATGAAAATTGTTTTTTTCATTTTTTATATTTAAAGCATAACAAAACTTATCATAACCAAATAATTCCATATGCAAAATTTTCTTACCTTTTTCTCTTTGAAAAATAAAAGCATTTATTCCATCAATATATTTATTTTTATACAAAATATTATTATCAATTAATAATGGAATGTAACAAGATTTAATAATAGTGTCTATTATTTCATCTACGCTATTGTAGGTAGATTTAACAACCTTTTTACGTTTTTTAATATCATTATAGCAGATAAATAATTTTTTATTAATTTTATAACATATATCGTCAGGTATTCTTTCTTTTAAATGTGTTTTCAACATTTTAACCGAATTTAATGTTAAATTATTTTTAAATTCTGCATTCACAATTTCATATAATTTAGGCATAAAATCCAGAGCGTCTATGTAGTATAAAAATGCTACAATCGAACCAATGCTGCAACCAGATATTCTTTCAATTTTAATATACTTTCTTCTCTCCATCTCTTTCAGAAAATAAAGAGCACCTACTAAATAACTACCGTTAAATATACCTCCATCTAACACTAAATCTATTCTTTGCAAAGATTTAGATGTCTCTGGTAAGTTTTCAATTAATTTATTTACATATTCTTCTATCATATAATTATACTTAAAATGAATTCAAAAATAATAACGAATAATTATAGTAAAGATATATAATATAAATATGTCAACAATTTCAAATTGTCAATTTTATTGTTTATCTTTTAACAATGAAGATAAAAAAAGAACTATGGAAAATAAATTTAAAGAATTAGATATTTCTTGTGAATTTTATGATGGCGTAAAACATACAGACAAACGGCTAACACAAGCTGTAACTAAATTAAAGAAAAGACATTGGTCTATGACATATGGACATCTTGATATTATACATAAATTTTATTATTTTAATCGTAATAAATATGCTGTAATATGTGAAGATGATATCTTGATACATAAAAATTTCAAAAAAATATTCCAAAAAGTTTTAACAGATTTTAACATTTTAGAATTAGATATATTATTGTTAGGCTATATCATACCATATAAAATAGGGTATCATAATATATTTTCGAATTATAATCTTAAACGACCAATGCCTTTGGATTCAGCATTTAAATATCATGAATATCCGGAATATCTATCTGGTTCTCACATGTATATGATTAATAGAAATTTCGCAAAACATTTATTAAATAAGTATTATGCAAATTTTGCTGATTTAGATAGCAATCTCTTTATGGTTGATAAAACAATTATAAAAGAAGGAAATCGCGCACTGATATATCCTATGCTTGCAATTGAAAATGACTTGCAAGAAGATGAATATCATGAACTTTGTCATAAAATTCATTATAACGAAATGTACATTTAATTTATACCTTTTTATTCTGTAAAAGTCTATCCATAAAATCTATTTCATTCTTATTGCTTACATATATATTAAACAATTCAGCTGGAGAATAAAAATTTTCTTTTACATTTGATAATTTATTATCATCTATATTAGAACCGAATAAATGAGAATAAATCTCAGATATAGTTCTATGACTAGCATTGCTTAATTCATGATTAATATCAATACGTCCTGGCCTAATTAACGCAGGATCCAATTTATCATAATGATTTGACGTTATAATTAAAATTCTTCCTGGTGTCTCTCTAATTCCGTCCCATAAGTTTAAAATATCATCTAATGTAATAGGCTCTTCTTTACTTAGAGATGAAATTGTTGTTTTTCCAGTTTCATTTAAATCGCATATAGATTGAATTATTTCGCCAATTTTTATTTGACCTGATTTTTCATTTGAATCAGGCTGCTTTTTAAAAGGAATTGTATTTGTTGAATGTGATTCGTTTGCTTTAAATTTTAATTTTCTATCTAAAATGATATCACCAATGCAATCAATATCTTCAAAAACAATAATTTTGTTATCCCAACTAATGCTATTTCTTTCATTATTACCATTATATGTTTCCTCAAAGAAACATTTTTCTAATTGTTGTCTAGTTTTTATGAGTTTTAAAGAAATTACTACAATATGTCTATTTGTATAGTTTGCTAGTGCTTTGATAAAAGAAGTTTTCCCTGTTCCTGGTGGACCGTGCAGACCGATTCCTAAAGAATATGGAATCCCTTTCTCAAAATACCAACTTTTATTTTGTAAAAAAAAGTCTACCTTTTCGATTATTTGTTTTTTTCCATCAAAAAATATGTTATTAAATGTTCTAGCACTTTCAAATAAATTTTCACTCCAGCAACTAAATTTGTTTTCTTCATCATAATTAGTTTTATCTAAAAAATAAATAAACCTTTTATTCATACGATTTAGCTTAATAGATGATAAATATTTTTCGGTAATATCATCTATGTAGTTTTTTAGATATGACAATGAATGTTTAAATGAATAAATTGTAATTGTAATTTTATCTGTTTTAATTCTAATTTGTTCTTTTTGGTTGTCATCATTTTCAAATATAATGTCTGCTTTCACAAAAATATTATCATCTATTTCAAAATGTTTATTTTGATAAACCACAAACATGTTAAAAGAATTCTTATCATTAATGCTGCTTCCTGTTTGATGATTAATATAGTTTTCTTTAATTTCATAAATGGTTTTATTTTTATCTATATTGGTGATAATATAATTCCACATTGCTTTAAATCTATCGCTGTAAGCAGAAGTTATACACATTGCACTGTTATAAACTGACACCGAACAACTTTTTTTCCCTTCAAGAATAATTGAATTTTTTTTACAAAAAAACATTTTTATATCATCAAATGTAAAATTCTCTAAATATTTATTTATTTTATTTTCATACATCCATGTTACAATCCAACTAAAACAACCTAAAATAAATGTCGTTAAAAAGGCATCTATAATAGAATCGCCTGTTTTTATTTTATTAAACATAATCATTCTTGTTACATGTGTTGTAGAAGTTCCAATTGAATCTATTAGTGATTGAGTTAACATATTTTAACTTTGCAAATACATTTAAATTGTTTATATATATTATATTTTGATGTTTGTTTTAAAAAGTACTAAAATGCGATATCGTTTTCATAATAAAATGAAATAACATACCAAATAAGATACTAATAAAAATAAATCCGTTGATATTATAATTGCCATCGTTTGAAAATAAAAAAGGAATATATGTGTATAAAAATCTTTTGAAAAATGGTAATTGAAATAAAAAATATAGCACAGCTAACAGCAATGGTGTTTGAATTTCATTATACATATCATCTAAAGAACTATTCATTTGTCTTCCTTTATTATAATTGTTAATCATATCAGTTGTTTGTTCTTGATTTCTTATATAGTCTGGAATAGGTTGCGGTGGAACATAATTAGGTATAACTTGTGGATCAGTGCTAATGCCAGTTGTGGTCATAGGAATATCTCTAGATGATAGTTGAGTTGCTCCTGCTAATGTAGCCTGTTGTAAACCATTGACTATTTGATTTATAGTTGTTTGATCTAATGACATTCCTGCTGGTTGTTGCTGTGATGGTATCATAGTCTCTTGTGCTGTTAATGCTATATTTCCTCCAACACTTCCTCCGCCGACAGGATCTGTTGGTAAATCTAAAATGCTTGTTGAATCGCTCATAATTATTGTAGAGAATGATTGATTACGATAATTACGCAATAATATACCTTTAAAAGAGACATCTAAAAAGTAGATTATTCAAATGTTACAATTTTTGCATTTAATGAGCATTTAGTAGCTACCGGAACATATTTTATACATTTCTCATTATTTTTGTAAATTTTATCCTTAAAATCGTCTAAAGGTGGTGCATGAAATACTAAACAATTATGGTCTTTACATACAGTTCTAAATAAAGAAGCTAAACCAAACCCAAGTAAAATAGACATAAGTATTTTTCCTGTTTCAGTATGCACAAATTTTCCAAAATTAATTCCCATTTATATTAATATACTATAAATAATATTACTTAAATATTATTTCTAAGCTTGTATAGGAATTTTAGATATTAAAGTTTCATTTTTTGGACATTCAACAGCTTCTTCTTGAAAATAAAAACAGTTTTCAGCTTTATCTTTAAATAATACTTTATCAATGCTTTCTGGAGTTGGATATATATAAACAGTTTTGATTTCTGGTCCAAGAACATAAATAAAAAATAGACCAATTGCAAAACTTACCAGAAATATTGGAATGGAAATATAGTTTAATATCATATAATTAGCTTAGAAAAAACCTTTACTAAAATTTACTTCTTTTTCCACTAAACGATTCAGTGCATCTATTAACATATTATAATTTTTTTCTTTTGTTTGCGGATCTTCCTTGTAGAAGGTTAAATATGTTCCTTGTAAAGACTCAGGTAGTTTATTAAAAGCTTTATTATAAATAGAAACCCCAAAATCATACTGTCCATTTTCCATTTTTCTAGGTGGAATAACTATATTTGGTGGGGTTGTTAATTGACAACCATTCCATGATGGACCATGACTTTTTATTTCGTTAACGCATTTATGCATAAATTCATTCATCCAATCAATATTAGATTTAAACTCATTTCTAAGTGCAGCTGGTAATTTGCTCCATAAATATTTGTATTCTTCTGTACTCCAATCAATTCCATCGAGACCTTGACCAATAATTGGTTCATCCTCAATTTCACCAATGGGTTTTGGTTGACCTGGTTCTTTTATTTTGATTGTTAATTCTTTCTCTCCAGTCTCATTTGATATAATATCTTGTGAAGAGCTATCAGATTCAATAATGAAGTCTGCCTTTTTCTTTGGCACCTTTTTAGCTTTGAGACCAACATCATAAGCAATAACTTTATCATTAGCAGATTCTACAGCCATTTCTTGTATAGAAATTTGACGTTGTATTAATCTACATGTATCAGTAGAGTCATCATTAAAAACCATATTTTCACCATATTTTAATTGTCTGATTTTTTTCATGAGAGGTTCTACAGTTGTGTAATAAATATTGGCAGCATCAATTGCGAACTGCTTATCGTCATTTTCATTCATTTTTTTTATACAATCTTTAATTTTGTCTACATTCTCATAAAATAATACAAGTGATTCATCCAATTCTATTCTCTTATCAGGATTATCTATTTTTTTATTCCATTGATCCAAATAACTTTCATATATAGATGTTAAATCATTAATATAAGATTTATTTGTATCGAAATTTTCAAGAGCAGTTTCAGTTGTGATTAAGCCAAATAATAATTTATTTTTATCATTAATAATGCTATTTTTTGCTTCCTTTATTTCATTTCTAATATCTTCAATCATTTTATTTAAGTAGTCAACCATACCTATTTTAACTTCAATATTCAAATTACAAGGATCCGCTAAATTACCACACATTGATTTAAAAGTTCTAAACGAATCAGAAGTATCGTTTGCAGGATAAAAAGTAATTGAAAATATAGTCCCCTTTTTAGAAGGTCGTTTACAATTAACACATTTTGGCATCAATTTAAGATATTCTGAACGCTTCTCTCTTTTACTGAGAGTAGGATTATTAATTATTTTACGTTTATTTACATTCATTTCATTTTCGAATTTTTCTTTTAATCTAAAGTATTCATTTAAAGCATCTTTTACACTTGGTATATCTTCTGTTGACATTATATATATTATAGTTAATAATTTAAATTTTAATCAAGAACTTAATACCACCATAAATTAATATCATGTTAAATTAATATCGTTTTAAATATTCATTTTCCCAATGTGGTAATCCAGTTATTAGTTCTTGATGAGCTCTTTGTTTTGCAATTTGAAAAGTTTTGATTTTTTCCAATACGTATTGCTGTTTTTCTTTATTTTTTTGTGCAATTTCAACGGGTGTTAATTTTCCTTTATATTTATAGACAAGTATTCCCCCTAAAATAATTAAAAATAATAAGAACATGCCTATATTAAAGATTGTATTATGAAATTTTTCTCTTATAATATGAGATTGTTTAAGAGCTTGATTTAAAAAATATTTAACACCAGGTTCTGTTAATGTTGGTTTAGCCAGAGGTTCATCAAAATTCATAATAAATATAGTTAAAATTTTAAATTAAATTATACATATTATCTATATGGCAAATTCTTACTTAAATATTGTAACTTTTTTATTAACAACACTTTTTTATTATTTGGCTTTAAAACCTGCATTACCTTATACCCTATATAAAAATAAGGAAGAATACAAGAATTATATAAGTGGTAGCTATATGTATTTAGCTATATATGTGTTACTTGTTATTTTAATACAATTTATGGTTAACTCATCAGTTATTGCGACAAATTGTGGAGGAAATATTACTGAAAATATGGGCGCTGCAGGTGTGCTAACATTTTTACCTTGGATATTAATTTTTGGCGTGCTTGTATTAATTTTAACAGTTTATCCTGGATTTAAAAGTGCATTTTCCGATGTTGTTGGTTATTATTATGTGTCTGGTTCTGCAACTAAAGTATTAACAGAATTATTAGTTAACAAGGATATTGAAAAGAAATTAACTGAAGACCCTAATATGACCCCTGAAAAGAAATTAGCACTTGAATCTGCAGCTGATGCTATAATTAAAATATGTGGAAATACTTCCATATTAATTAATCAAATAGTTCCAAGTAATTTTGACCAATATTGGAGCATTCTTAAACCATTAATGAAAGAAAAGTATCAAATAGAAGGCCCTGAATCTGAAAAAATGCAAAATGAACTTTTTGAATTAGTTATAACTAGAGATAATATAGGGGAAGCTATGTGGTATATTTATACCGGATTGCTTTTAACATCAATTGTACAACTTAAGATAACTAATCGTGGCTGTACAAGTAATCCAAAAACAATGGAGGCAAATTATCAGAAATTTTTAGAACAAGAACAAAAAGCTAAAGAAGAGAAGGAAAAGATTTCCGCAACATATACTATTTCTGGTTAAAATATATAAAAATGATTTAAATGTAATTGTAATAATTATATACAATAACCAAAATGACCGATAGTTGGGAAGACTGGGAAGACCAAGACTATACTATTCCAGTTTTAAATGTTCCAAATGAAGAAAAATTAAAACGATTAGAAGAAAGAAAATTAGTTGAAGAATCAGACAATGCTTTAACAAAAGATTTATTTGAAGAAGACTTAGTGTATCAAGACTTTAAAAAGTTTGAAAATAAAAATATTATAAAGCCTTTACAATCAACTGAAAAAAAAGCACCAAAAAAAAATAAAGTTAATCAACAGAAAGAAAATGAACAAAAACAAAAGGCTCTTTCAAAACAAATTAAAGAAGAAAAAACAAAGAAACTTAAAGAAAGGGAAATATTTGGCGAAGCTGACGAAGATGATGAATATGATAAATATATAGAATATGAGGATAAGTACTGTTAAAAAATTTTTGGAGAGCTTACATAATATAAGACAGCTAAATAACAGACAATACCTAATAAAAGTGAAAGAAGCCAAATAGGCATGATAGTTTTATTTCTATATCCGATACCAAATTCTCGAATACTTCCATCTCTATTATAAAAACAAGCAGGTTTCATCATTTGAATTGTTCCAAAAATAATAACAAATAAAATTACTGCTATTAATGTGATATTTTCTCTAATATATGTTTTATACATCTAATATATAATTATAAACTATTTTTTATAATTATATTTGTCTAAATACTTAACTAATACTTGACTGTGTAAAATACTTATTCTTCTTGATTATAATTTTCATATTCAGGTGCTTCAACTCCAGTATAATTGCCATCATAATAATCTTCACCTAAATATCCAATATCAAAAGCATCAGCATCAATATCATTTGCTATATGTTGTTGTTCTAAATATTCGTCAACTAATATGTCAATGTTTTCATCTGTAGCATCTTTATTTTTTCTTCTGATTTTTCTCTCGGCTTTTTCCATTTCATCTCTTAAAACTTGTTCTTGATCATAGAAATCTTTATCTAAAACAGTTAAACCTTTTTGTAATCCTTTGCTATATAATCCTTGTTTTGTAATTTTCATTAATGTATCTGCATCTCTTTCTTCTTCTGTCATTGATTTTAATCTGTCTGTTACCATATCTTTTTCTCTTTCTCTCAGCTTGAAAACTCTATCTTGTATCTCTTCATATGTAGTATCAATTGTATCCTTTTCATTTCTAAATATATCCATATATGCAATTAGAAGGTCAGCTGTTTTTTGTTTTAATTCCTTTTTATTTCCAGTCATAACTCTAATATCGGTTTGATTACGAGACGACATACCAAGATCTATTCTGGTTTCAGTTTCTTCAATATAATCGACAGAAAATATATCAGTAACTTCAATAGTCTTACTTACTTCGGCAACAATCATATCTTGTTCGTCTGCTAATGACACATAACCAATTAAGACACGTAATAAATAATATTCAAATAAAAATCTACTTGTTCTTTCATCGATAACACCTCTTAAAATTTTATCATCTTTTTTAATACCAGTGAAGCAAGGTGTAGCGTCTGCTAATTTAATCATATTTTGACTTATTTTTCTAATAGTGGTTAAAACGTTTAATAAGGTTGGAATACCGTAAAATGGTTTTAGCTTTTGAAAATAATCAGAAATATATTTTTTGAGTTTACTGGCATGATTTTTTGAAAATCCATAGTAATTTGGAATATGTGTATTATCATAATTAACTTTATTCAATATAATATTTGGAAATATATTTACAAAGTTATCGATATATGTTTTGTAAAAATTTGTAACATTATACATACCATCATTTGATATTTTTTTGTCTTCATTTCTAGTTGATGTATCAGTTATCCATGTAGATAAATTATTTATTGTCTGTGTAAATTTATTAATAGAACTTCGTGTTACATTTGAACCACTATTATTCTCAACAAATACAACCAATTCATTTATCATTTCTTTATTTGCTCTTATTAAAAAATCATTTAAATCTTTAACGGGTTTTGGATTTTCTTCAGTTGCAAGATCAAATGTATCAATTGCATTTTTAATTAAATTTATCAATGATTTTTCGATTATTTCTTCATCATTATTTTCATCATAAATAGCATCCAATAAACTAGATAGTTTAGCTATACAAGATATAACAGGATTATCTAGCTCAATATTTACTATATTCTCTCTACTAATTAATTGTATAAGTCTTAAGAATTGTTCATTTGTATAATTTCTTCCGTCTTCTTTGAGTTTTTGTATCATTCGGTCGATTGTATCTGATGGGTCAAAAAGAGATGAATCTGGTTTATCAGTGCATAAAGGAATTAAATCAGTTGGTATAGGAATTAATGACTTGAATTTGCAATAGAATATAAATGCTAAATAAATAGATTTCTCATTAAATGTATTTGATATTAGCGGATAAACGTTTTTTGTATTAATATTACTGTAAAATATAACACCTTCTGTATAAGCTCTAATATCATCTAACATATTAGAGAGATTCTCAACAATATCATTGAATACCATTATATCAGGATTACGGCTATTAAAATAGTCAATAGTTGTTTCATTAGATTTGCTATCACAGCACGCATTTTCAAGATAAGGTTCATTATTGGCAGTATGAAGAAGAACTTTATGGTTTTTTACAATTTCACGAATCTTTTCTTGGATAGCTAGAGAGAATTGAATTATTTTAGATTCAACGACAAGTATTTTTTCTCTCTGATGTTGGATTCCATTTCTTAATTCATTAGTTAAAGTTTTCTTAAACTCTGCAGAAATATTCGATAAGTGTTTAATTTTAAATGGAACTAGTGGTGGAAGAAACTCTGACCATTGCGCGATGTCATGTTCTTCTGGTATTTCTGTTGAAGGATTTGTAAGTAAGTATTGTGTTTTTTCTGAGAATTTTCTTTGAACTTCTGGTAATTGAATAAGTAAATCATCAATGACAACTTTTATTTTATTTTGTATCTTTTCCGTATTGGTTCTCTTTAATACATTCCATGGTTCTCCAGATTCTCTGATATCATATGTTACACATGCTAAATATGTTAAGCTACTTAAATCACCTTGACCATCATATGGATATCCAATAAATGAACGCACACAACCAGGGTGTGTTTTTCTTGTTTTAATAGATGGAACTATTGTTTGAACTGCAATTAAAAACATTCCTAGAGTATAGAAAAGGAGAGAAGTGTTAAAGAAATCTCTATAAGATGGAAGACTTTTTCCTTTTTGTGCTGCAACTTTAATTTTTTCTTTATAATCACTCTCACTTTCAACTGTATTTTTAATTGTTTCAATAACACAATTAATGATAAATTCTTTTTGTGATTCAATATTAATACCCATTGCAACTGAGAGTGCGTTAATAATATTATTCATCATAATGGTCTCAGGAGTTATATATTTAATGGTTTTTTCAGTTGTAGCAGACATAATTTTACTTCCAGCATCTTCTTCCATAACAGAACGAGTAATAACTTTAAAGCCTTCATCATACCCTTCTTCTGTATCAAAATCTCCAGGGCATATAGGCCAACCTGTATATTTATCAGTCCACCAATCACCATCATCGCTGAGCTGACCATTTGTGGCTTTTATATTATTTAACACTATTTGATACATATATTCAGAACTAACAAATGCAGATGCTAAAGTTTTTTTAAATACAGGAAGCAAAGGAACACTGGTCTTTATACAATATAACCAATGATCGGTCTCACTCTGTCCAGTTGGAGAAATTCCTGGCAATCCTGGTCTAGTAAATTTGTTAGCAAATATGAGGATATCTCGTTGTTTCTTCACAAAATCTCGCTGACCTAAAATAATATTAAGGAGCTCTGCAAAAGGCGACACAATTTGGCCTTTAGATTCGTCTTCAATATTGATACCCATATTGTATTTTTGATTGTTATATTTTAATAATGCGTTTGCTTCAATTTTACTTACTATCGGCATCATTGACATAAAATATTCAAATTTCTCTCGAATATCCTTTTCAAATTGTTCTTTTGAAACTTTATATTTCGAATCAAACTCACTAATTATACTTTTTAGAAGTTTATTTTGTAAGCTTAATTCACTCGCATCCATACTTTCACATTTATCATCTGTATTTGTCGGCACACTTATACATTTTTCTTGTAAATCACAAATTATAGAAGGCTCATCTGTTATACCTGATTTTTGTGCAACTTCATTATCAAGAACCCATTTATTATTCTTTCTTATATAATAATCAGACTCGTCTGCAATATTTTCTGAATATCCCTTATATAAAATCGCATATTGTCCATCAATAACTTTTTTAATTCCATCGATTAATGTTTCAGCAAGATAGATTGCATCCGACTCTGATAAATTATTTTTCTTCTTTTGGTCTTGAATAATATGTTCTTTAAGTTTTTCAGGAGTCATACTTATTACTTGATCTTGATAACCTCCTTTTTTAGTTTCCTCTTCCATTATTCCATAATTTGTTTTATCATATTTTTTATCAAAATAAACAGTCTTATCATTGTCGTATTGCAATTGTTCTAATGAAGTATACATCTTAGATATTACAATCGTCTCACACTTATCATCTTTTTCTTCATCTTTTATTTTATCTTCATTACGTTTTTTCTCAGCATCAATTATTTCACTTACATCTTTTGGAAACATTAATTTTAAATTTTGCAATGCTAATGTTGATGTATATAATCTTGAATAATCTTTTAATATTAACTTACGTAAAATCTCTGAATTTGTAAATGTTTTTTCTGGATCTTCTAATCCATAACCAGTTTCAAACACATCTGTTCTTAAATTTTTGTCTATTATTTCGATAATAGTAAATGCTCTTACTGGAATGACTGGATTTTGTTTAATGGTTGCTAGTATTTTGAAAATTCTAGAATAATCAATCATATTTTTATTGTATTCTGAAATTTTTTCATCAATAAAATTAACAATTTCTACGTATTGATAAAAGGTTAAATCATCTGTATAAATTAAAAATGGTTCTAGATATCCAACAACTTCTACAATCGATAACCTGCCTTTAATATATTTTTTCATTAAATTAATTATCATCTTTGTTTTAGGAACTATAGCTGAAACATATTTTTTATATACATCATATCTAGTCATTCCACGTGTCTCTTCTTCAGGAATATTAACAACATAATTTTTGATTCCATTCACAAACTCATTTTCATTAAATTCTAATTCATCATTAATGGATTCCACAAATATATTTGTAACGTTTGTTTTCTTCTTTAAAAATTCCCAATAATTCAAAAATGATTCATTTAAATTTGCTCTTGTCAAAATATCAGTTCCTGGCAAATTAATTTTTGAAAATCTAATTGTTGGTTCTGGAAGAGTCATAATTGACTTTAAACTCATTGTATCATTATTAGTAATTTTAACTCTTACAGTATTCATCTTTGCAGATGTAGACTCTAACATATTTAGTTTTGTCTCTCCAAGATTGTATTTTGAAATAAGGAAACGTCTATTTCTTATCATATTATTACTAAATACAGACGAATATAGGTCTTCTAAGTTATCAATTGCGACATTTATATTTGCATTTACTTCCTCTTCACTAATTATGCCATTCATATTTTCCTCATCAACTAATTTAAATGGTGTAAAATATGGTGCCAATTCAGAATAAAGAGCAGTATATTTATTACTTTCTGCTGGTAAATTATTGGATTTATAATTATCAAGTAGTTCATTCATATTTCGCAAGTCAACTTCTAACTCAAGATTCAATATATCATTGTTTTCTTCATCAATATTATTAACATCATAAACCTTTTTAATATTTTTAACAACTGGTAAAATCCAATATAAATTTACATTAAAATTATATAGCCATTTTTTCAATGGTCTATAATTAGAACCGTATGTAAGCATAGCTTCAACATTTCCATATTGGTCAAACTCAGAAAATGCAGAACGTAATTGTTTAAATCTCTCTATCATAGTGTGAATATTATTTAAAACTCTTGGAGTTCTTTGTGTATTTGGAATTGTAGAGAGAAGATCATCTAATAAATCGCTTACTTGCTCTTCAATACTAAATCTTTGTTCTTTTGAAGCAACATCTACAAAATTACGCACTGGACCAAATTCTTCATCTCCAAAAACAATCTGGTCAGCCTTAATAATAATATCTCTTAATTGGTCTTTAACATCTTTTGTTGGAACTGAAATTTGAATTTTTTCTACATCAACCATTTTTTTCTCCTCTTCAAGTTCTGGGATAGCTAATTCACCCTCTTCTATTTCTTCTTCTATAATCGATTTTTTCTCAACAGGCTTCTCTCGAATTTCAATATTTTCAATTGGTAAATTTTCTGGAATGCCCTTGTATTGAAAGTTGATATATAAAATATCATTATCAGATGTTCTAACTTCAATCATATCATCTTCTAAATTAGTTATCTCTCCAGTGATTATAACAGGAATATCTCCACCAAAATATATATTGACCCATTTACCAGGCAAAAGTCCATTTTGTCTTGCATAACTAGGTGAGTCTGCTCTACTAAGTATTTCAATTTTTGTTATGTTACCATCACCTAAAACACCATTATCTGATATTTTTAGCTTGACCTTATCTAATGTATCAGTATTAATTAGATAGGCTTTTGTTTCATCAATATAATCAATTATAAATGTTTGATCATTTAGATTGTCATTTACAGGGTTGCTAATTTGAATTATGTCTCCCAATTGAAGTTCTAATTCTGTATTTTGGGTTTCTTCCATTGTTCTATAATTATATTAGATATTTTTATACTTAAGTAATAATCAATATAAATATAGTTTAAAGACAATTTGATAAATAATTATAATGAAATACAATCTATCTGAAATTCCTGGCTTTAACGAACTACTTAAACCAGATTATAATAATACACTAAATTCAAATATACTAAAACTCAACAAAATTGAGTGCAGAACCAATAACTCAGTTTATAGGGTTATTAGATATGATAAGAACTTTTTATGCATTGACTTAATACCTACTTATGGATTATGTCGTTCTGTTATTTTAAATGCAAATAATCAAGTTGTAGGGTTTGCACCCCCTAAATCTATGACTGCAGAATCATTTGTCGATAAATATCCTGAAGCTACTAATGGTATTCAAGCTGAGGAATTTGTTGAAGGAACTATGATTAATGTATTTTTCGACCCATCAGTAGGAGTTACTGGTAGTTGGGAAATTTCCACACGCAATACAGTAGGCGCTACATCTAGTTTCTTTAAATATTCTGGTGCAAAGACATTTAGACAAATGTTTATGGAAGCTGCTGCTGAATGTAAATTGGACATTAATAAATTAGAAAATGATTTATGCTACAGTTTTGTTCTTCAACATCCAGAAAATAGAATTGTTGTACCATTTGCGAAGCCTCAATTGTATTTAGTAGGAGTCTACAAAATTAATGCTAACAGCTCAGTTGATTATTATGACGCACATAAATACCAGCATTTCTTTAGCGAATTAGGAACAACTGTTAAATTTCCAGAGATATATGAATTCAATAAATATTCTGAATTGATTGAAAAATATGGTTCGATGAATACATCATATGATGTAGTTGGCGTAGTTATTCATAATAAAGAAACCGGCGAAAGAACTAAGATTAGAAATCCTGTATATGAACAAGTCCGAAATCTTAGAGGTAACCAACCCAAGTTGCAATATCAATATCTATGTCTTAGAAAAGAAGGTAAAGTAAAGGATTTCTTGAACTTCTATCCTGAAAATAAAAAAGAATTTTCTACTTTCAGAGATCAAGTGCATCTTTTTACAGACACACTTTATAATAATTATGTATCATGTTATATTAAAAAAGAGAAACCGTTAATTGAATTTTCAGAACAATATAGAACTCATATGTTTAATATTCATCAACATTATATAAATGAACTTAGAGAGAAGAAACAATTTGTTACAAATACTGTTGTGCAGAAATACGTTAACGAACTACATCCATCATTATTAATGTATTGTTTAAATTTTCAAATGAGAAAGCGAAATGTTGATACAATTGTAGCTGATAATATTTAAAAATGTATGTATCGTTAGTTTAATATCTAATTTAAAAATTTATAATTATATATTATGGTTAAAAAATTTACTATTTTAGGTGAGAGATGTAGTGGAACAAATTATTTAGAAGAACTTATGTTAGAAAATTTTGATATTGAGATAACATGGGATTATGGTTGGAAGCATCATTTTGGATGGTATAATTTTCAAAAAACAGAAGAAGAAGATATTACATTATTTATAGGAATAGTTAGACATCCGATTTATTGGATAAATAGTTTTTTTGAAAAACAACATCATATAGAAGGACGTCCTTTACCTATTTATAAATTTTTAATTAACTCAGGATACTCTGTTGATGATAATGGCGATATTATAAGAGAAAGTTTAAATTTTATAACTGGAAATAAGTATAAAAATATTTTTGAATTAAGATTTTTAAAAAACTATTATTTAATTAATACAATGCCTAATAATGTTAAAAATTATATACTTATTAATTATGAAAATTTGAGAGATAATACTGAAAAGATATTAACTATGATTGAAAACAAATATTTATTAACACGCAAACATCTTATATTTAAAAATATAACATATTATAAAAAGGAAAAAAATGAAACCTTTAAAAAAAAAGAACTATCAATACCATCTATTTATTTAAATATTTGTGCATCAAAATTTAATAAAATTCAAGAGGCTAAATTAGGTTATAATTTATAGTTATCTAGGTACTAGTTTTAAGAATTCCTTTCTAATTTTTGTAAAGGTGTCAATCGAATACCCGATACATCCCTTTAAATCGTTCTTAATAACATCCGCAACTACTGGTTCCTTATATGCAATTCTGATTAAACTGTAAGAATCGTGTGGATGCAACATTTTAAAACCACAAAATGTTAGTGCTCTTGTTTCATAAAATGTTGAGTATAAGAAATATTCAATTACTTTTCCAATAGTATAATCTTCATTTTCTAGTTTAATATCATAACAATTTGGAATTGTTGATTCGGCAACCTTAATTTCTAATTCATCTTTTTCAATAATTGCATTCAAATTTTGTAGCTTCTCGATCATAACTTTACATGCTAATACAAGCAACTCTGCATTTGTATAAATACCGATTGATTGAATAACAAAATCAAAACTATCTTGCTTGAAAATACGTTTACCTTCCAAAAGTTTCCAATTTGTAGCTTCAAATTCAATTTCAGACTCTTTCTTTCCTTCATCTTTCCATTTTTGCTTCAACTGAGCCAACTTAGCTTCCTGTGCTGCATTATCAATTGTATTACCATATGAACATGTCGAAACAACATTATATGCAGCATCCTCTTTTGCTGTTCCAATATCTAAATCACATGTTAAATTAATGATTTTACCTTGAATTTCTTCAGCCGGTTTAGCTTTTAATCTCACAAAGTCAATATAGTCACCTGTAATATCGTCTGCTGGGAAAATTTCTCGGAGTTTGTTTTCAGGTAAGACTTTTCCGGTATTTAAATCTTTAATCACAAAATCTTTAGTCGTAACATAAATTGTAGTATCTGTGTTATTTTGTACATTCAACTCTAGCATATAATTTTTAATTGGAAATTCTTCAACGTCCTTGATATGAATTGGGATACAACTTAAGCGTTGTTTAACAATCTCATTATTTAATCCACTGGTATTGGCGTGAATAGTGCATTTATTTTTATCATTTGGTGAAACTCTGAATACTACGATAGGAATTTCTGAAAGGATAATTCTTCTTAGCGCATTAGCAATGCTTACATTAACACCACTCAAAGTAAATTTTAACTCATCATCGTCAATCTTTGAGATGATATCAATACGTGGGTTGATCTTAACAAATGAGTCTGGCGAAAATCCTGGTGCGGCTTGCATTATATCTAATATACATTTATATTTAAATTAATAATTTAATTCATTTTTTTTTAAATGAGTTAAATATAATTTTCAATTAACTAAGTATATATTAAGATGAGTTGCATTTTATATTATAGTAAATATTGCGAAGTTTCAAAAAAATACTTACAGCTCTTATCCAAGTCAGATGTTCAAAAAGATATTCATTTTATATGCATTGATAAAAGAGTAAAAGATTCAAATAATAAAACTTATATTATTTTAGAAAATGGTCAAAAAATTATATTACCTGAAAACATAACAAAAGTGCCTGCTTTATTATTACTAACACAAGGATATCAGGTTTTGTATGGTGAACAAATTTTACAACATCTTAAACCAAGACAACAACAAGAAATAAGAGTTGCTACAAAAAATAATATGGAACCTATGGCATTTTCACTCGGTAGTTCAGGCGGATTTGGTGATATTGTATCAGACCAATACAGCTTCTTAGATCAGGACCCAGATGAATTAAAAGCTGATGGCAATGGTGGTATGAGACAAATGCATAATTATGTTGACTTAAATACTGCTTTTAATGGTCAAGTTTCAGCTCAAGGTTCAAGTGGTGATGATTTTAACACTACTATTCGAGGTGCTAAAAAAATGGGCGAAGATGCATCTAATATGCAGATGGAAGCAAAATTGAAACAAATGCAAGAACAAAGAGACGCAGATATTAGAGCTATTACTGGAAACAGACCCCCTATGAGTTATTAGTACCAAGTGTAAAGATTTATGTTTTATGGTTAAAATTTTTATATTCAGCTTCTAAAATTAGCGGAACTGTTATTGGGTTTAAATAAATAAACATTCCGCATAAACCATAACCACACGCTTTTAATGTATTAGATTTATTTTCGCAACTTTCATAACCTCTATAAAACCCTAAACTACACCATAACGTTATAATAATTTTTGCTTTATAATTCATTTTATAAAATGATTAATTATGTTTATATTTTTTTTATAATATATTAAAACCAAAACTCATTTAAAAAGAATTAAAGAAGAATACATAATGGCAAATATATTAACTGCGTTTAATGATCATTTTTTAGAGTTCTTAAATGATATTCAATGTGTTTTCCCAACAGACCCAGATATTTTAGCAGCAAAAAATGCTCTTACTTTGATTCGCAAGGCTAATCCTAAGATGATTGTTAAAATTTGGAAGACCTTTATTGCTGATAAATATAGAGACCAAATTGCAGCTAATGACATCACATTCTTTTTATCGAAAGATTATTCGACTGACGTTTCAACAGCGCAAAATTCAGATAAAATCATGGAATCAATTGATAGATTGCGAGAACCCATTAAAAATATGGGACCTGAAAATCAAGCAAAAGTTATGAAGTATATTCAAAATTTGACTAAGTTATCTGATATGGTCGAATAAATCCACCTTTAGAAAAGGTGGAACCAAAATAAAAGAAATTTAAATATTAAATATATATTAACTTAAACAAAAATAATATATATTAAATAATATGTCAACAGAAAGTTCGGTTCCTGAAGAGTTTATAAAGGTAATTAGAGATTTTATAGGTGATTTAAAGACGACTTTTCCAGAGTATGTTCCTTTTATTGATAAGTGGTGGAAGGGCAAGGACCATTTTAATTACATTGATGAGGAAGAAGATAGAGTAAAAGCTTATGAGAAATCAGAGAAAAAATCTGCAAAACTTTTGTTTGATTTTTGCAAGAAGAAGTTGCCACCAAGATTTTTTGATATTTTATATCAAAATGAAGAGATGTTTAAGGAAGAGTCAGAGCTTGATACAGAATTTTTCCCAAAGATTCATTTCAAAAATTTATGGCAGTGTGATATTTCAGATAAGACACGCGAAACCATTTGGAAGTACCTGCAGCTCCTTCTTTTTTCAATTGTTGGTACATTAGATAATAAAGATGCTTTTGGTGATACTGCCAAATTATTTGAAGCCATTAATGAAGATGAATTTAAGGGTAAGTTGCAGGAAACCTTGAGCCAAATGCAAGGTTTATTTGATTTAAGTGGAAACTTTGGAGAGAATTTAGCAGAAGGTTTGAATCCATCTGACTTGCCAAATGCTGAGCAAATTAACGAACATATTACAGTTATGTTAGACGGCAAAATAGGACAATTGGCTAAAGAAATCGCTGAAGAAACTGCAGCCAATTTAAATATGGATTTTGATGGCGCAACTGATATGAAAGATGTATTCAGCAAACTTATGAAGAATCCTACAAAACTTATGGGTTTAGTTAAGACTGTTGGTGATAAATTAGACTCAAAGCTAAAGTCAGGTGAATTAAAAGAATCAGAAATGATTCAAGAAGCAACTGATATTATGAACAAGATGAAAAATATGCCTGGTATGGGTAATATCCAATCAATGCTCAGTAAAATGGGAATGGGTGGATTAAGTGGAGGTAAAGTTAATACTGCTGCGATGGAGGCACAATTAAATCAGCGTTTAAAAATGGCAAAGACTAAGGAGAGAATTAGAGCAAAAGCAGAAGCTAATGCGATAGCTAAAGCAGCTGCACAATTACAAACTCAGCAAGGACAACAAACAACACAATCTAATATGAGTATTGAAGAAACTTTAAAGTTTATTAATGATGGAGAAAAAGTTGAGAGAACACCAAGAGGTGCAAAACCTCAACAATATAATAAAAAGAAGAAAGGGAAAAAATAAAAAGCAAAATAAAAAAGAAATAAAACATAATTTGAAACCCTAATCTAGTAAAATAAAAATAAATATAATATATATGTCAGATGTTCAAATATATTATACATATGTTGATTATTTAGGTAAATATAAAAATAGATTAAGTAATATGAATATAGATTTAGATATTAGTTTAACACGCGGTGATAAAACAATTCAAGAAATTTATGATGTGGTTAAAAAAGACGAAGCATTTTGTCGTGATGAAAAATCCATTTCTAGAAATTATTTATTATCTCTTATACAATCTGATATAACATTATATGCTGATATAGATGATAAAATAACTGGTGTATTATGTTTCGCATTTAATAAAATAAATGATGATCTTATTATTAATTTTAATGGTATATGCTCTCCTTTTATATATTCTAAACAACATGTTGGAGAAAATCTAATTAAATCTTTGATAACATTAGCAAGAGTTAATGGAGTAAAATACATAAAACTAGAATGTAAAGGTTCTGTTATGCAGTATTATCGTGATAGATTTGGTTTTCAATTGATAGATACAAGAATTTCTTATGACTCAGACGAAGATTCAGATGATGAAAAAGAACCATATTATTTTATGAGATTAGATTTATCAAAAATAAGTGGTGGAAATAAAAAGAAAAATAGAACATTAAAGAAAACTAATAAAAGACGAAAAAGAAAAAGTGTTACTACAAGAAAAAGAAATTTAAGAAAATAATTTTAAAAGATTTATATATATATAATGACAATACAATTTTGGTCAAATGAACCCACAATTTTATTCAATAAAGATTATATTTTTGAGATGTGGCCTACTCAATCAATGTGTTATGAACAGAAGTTAAATTCAATCTCTCGATTAATTATATTACTGACTATTTTAGGATATATTTTAACCATGTCAAAGAGGATTTTAGCAGTAGGTGCACTAACATTATTGGTTATATTTGTTTTATACAGTATGCGTAAGGAGAAGTTAACAAAGGATATGTTAGAAAATTTTGAGGTTCAAGGAAACGAAGCAACTGGTATGTTTGATAATAAACCAAAGTCATTTGTAAATCCTGTTACATTAGATCAAGTACTTAGAACTGAATTTAAAGAAGGAACAAAAAAAAACCCATTTAGCAATGTATTATTGACTCAGATTAATGATGAACCAGAGAGAAAAGCCGCACCACCATCGTTTAACGTGAATGTCGATGAAGACATCACCAAAAATGTGAAACGTGCTGTTCAAATGATGAACCCTGGCATTAAAAACACTAATAAGCAATTATTCGGTGATTTATGGCAACAGTTTCAACTCGACAATAGTAATAGGGTATTCTATAGTACACCTAATACTCGTGTAACAAATAATCAAGGGGCTTATGCTCAGTTTTTATACAATAATCTTAAATTTTCTGGTAAGGAATCAACTCCTGAAGGTGCGATTGCTCGTGTGCAAGATAATTATCGTTACACATTATATTAATTATAACAAGTTTTGTTACCTTTTTTGTCATATACCCAAATTTCATAATTATATCCTAATTCTTTGGCTGCTAATTGTTTAAATATAACATCTTTTTTTTGAAAAGTCCATATAGATTTTACTTCAATAAATTTATTTTGTGAAGGGATAAAAATATCAGGATGATGGTTTCTTTCTTTATTATAAAGATCATAAAACTTAATCAATGGAATATTTTTTATGCCAGTAACGATATCTAATTCATTTATTTTATTATGTATAATTAATTCATTTAAAGCATAATGTTCATATCCTTGTATTTTTATTATTTTTCCAGACGGAAGTGTATAATCCTTGAATTTATGTGATTTTTTTAACATATTTTCTAAATACTCGGGATTTTTCATAAGATGTGTTGTTCCATATTTTTTAAGGTTTGTTTGAGTGATTTTATCTTGAATTTCTGATAAATATGATATGTGTCTTACACCATACTTTTTAATAAAAGTATCTTTTATTTTTTCTTGAATGTCTTTATTTTGAGTTGCATATTCAGTTCCATATTTTTCTTTAATTTATAACTATCATAAGGAGAACATGGTATCCATCCTAAACTAATATAATCACAATTACTAAAATATTTTTCCCAATTTGATATAATTTCTTGGATTATTGCAATAAAATCTGTTTTATGAAATGCTGCATCGTCTTCAAGTATAATACTATACTCTGGAGAGTTATCTTTTGCAGCATATTCAATTGCTCTACAATGACTTTTTGCACAACAAATACATTTTATATCTTTTTTTTCTAAAAAAGTGTCTGTAAAATATTCTTCTGAATTTTCCGGTGTTGATGCTTCCAAATAATAAATTAAATTTTCTTGAATATTTAACTCTTTAAATAATTCTATCATGTTTTGTTTTCTATTTTTACATGAATTTATAACTACAAATTGATAATTCATATTTGAAAATAAAAAATATAAATTATTTTTATAAATTACGCACATGTTAATATATTATTTTAAACTACTTAAAGAAAATGGGTTAAATTATATTTAATATGAACAAAATTTATATCTTGGTTTCTATCGATAAATCGTGTCAATGTTGTCAATATGTTAATGCGATTTCTTACTCTAAAGAATTGCTTGAAGATATGATTAAAAATATACATCCCGACGACTTGAAATTAGCTGACTTCATTGTGAAGGAGAATATGCCTATTTATTTTTTAGTGTCATTAAATGATAAAATTTTACTCGCTACATCATATGGAGAGGTTACATTTAATAAGGATAATTTATATGCTTTCAATAAAATAACGACAAATAAGGTAGAAAATGTCTTATTAGATATTAGTGGATTTAATATTGAAGAGCTTAGAAATTCTCCCATTTTCAAATACGATTTGTCTGAAAATATAATTCAATTCGATACTTATTATGAAGAAGGAATTATGAATGCTTAGAGTGAAAATATTGTATAATAAATAATATATCAATTTTCCTACTTAAAGACGAGTCACTACATAATGAAGGGAAAATATTGAATTTCTGAAAAAATGTTAATTTTTATTCTCTACATATGAAGATTTTGTGTAGAGGACCCAATTTTTGAAAAGTGTTTTGGCTTTTTCAAAATGGACAAAAAAAATGTCCAAAATGGGAAAGCCAAAATACTTCTTACTGACCGATTTTTTCTGTGATGATGTTTAAAAAATATCGTCATAAACCAAACCAAACATTTTTATTTTGTGATTGAAAAAAAAAAAATTTATTTTTAGGAAAATCACTTAAAAACTTAATATATTTCCATATTAGGAAATGTCTGGAAATAAAATTAAGCAAAAATTCAGCGATGACTTTGACGATGAAGAATACGACGATGAACCGTATTCAATTACAACATCGGATGAAGAAAATCTAACACTGGACAGTGTGGTGGAAACAGTCGGAAATAAAATTAAGCAAAAATTAAGCAAGCGATTTTGTTGTGAAAATTGTGACTATAATACGGATAGAAAAAGTAATTTTGATAATCATTTATTAAGTCTTCGCCATCACAAGGCTTCTTTTGGAAATCAACTTAAGCAAATTAAGCAATCTACATCAAAAAATAAATTTGAATGTGAATTATGCAATAAAACATATAAAACTAACTCTGGATTATGGAAACATAAGCAACAGTGTCAAGACGAAAATATTGTTTTAAAACCTAACACCGACAATACTATATCAACAGCTGAAATACTTAATATTATTAAAAATCTCATCAAAGATAATCAGGATTTTACAAAAGATTTAGTTAATTCTGTTGTATCTAATCAATGTGATACTATTAAAGAGATGACTAAAACTGGTATTAATAATAGCAGCACCACTAACAATGTCAATAACAACTCTCATAACAAAACATTTAACTTACAATTATTCTTAAATGAAACATGCAAAAATGCAATGAATATTACTGATTTTGTTGACTCAATTAAGCTACAACTATCCGATTTAATTAAAATTGGAGAGATAGGATATGTAGAAGGAATTTCTAATATTATAACATCTAATCTACAATCTTTAGACATTACTGAAAGACCTATCCATTGCACAGATAAAAAGAGAGAAACTGTCTACATAAAGGATGAAGATAAATGGGAAAAAGACAATGATAATAATAAACTCAGAAAAGCTATCAGAAAAATATCTTATAGAAATGAAAATCTTCTTCCTCAATTTAAAGAAAAATACCCCGGATGCAACTATAGTGAATCAAAATACTCAGATCAATATAGCAAAATTGTTATAGAAGCTATGGGAGGAGACAAAGAGAAAGAAGATAAAATAATGAAGAATATTTCGAAAGTTATTACACTTGATAAAGAAGAACTCGCTAAATAAGAATTTAGTAAAAATAAAATATTAATCAATAATATAAATGGCAACTTATTCAGGATATACTTTTAATAATCTCTCCAGAATTGGTTTGGATGAGTGTAATTTAAGTCAAACAGATATTCAAAATGTCGCATCATGTAATTATATGACTCAAAATTATTTTACTTCAGATTGTTCTATGAAAAAACCAATTGAACTTGCTACTACACAAATAGGCGTAAATTATAAAGGAACACAAAATGTCGCAATAGGTGGATGCAATATTAATGAATCATCTAAACTTCAAATTGGTTCTATTCAAACTAATCCAAAATGTCGAATTGATTTATTTCATAGACCATTTGCTACTGTTCCTTATTTAGGACGTGGGTCTGTAAATCCTGTTATGGAATCCCAAATTCAACAAGGAGAACAAATTGTTAATAAACGCAGTATCAATAACTTAAGTGAAAAGAGTTACATTAAATATCACCAAACACCATTATTACCAGCTGTTCAACAAAGAATTAACAATCCTGCTAATCAGATTGAAAGTGTTGCTTCTGATGGATGGGTTCGTGGAGGAGTCCCTTCGAGAGAACTAACACGCGATACTGACTATTTTAACAAACATTCTACCTATCAATATGCTTAAATAAATATTTAAAGATAATTAACTTAAATATTTATGTTAATATGGAGACATTAACTGCTATATATATTGGAGCAATGATTTTATTAGGTGCAGCAACTACAAATAGACTTTTTTGCAAAAATTCCGATAAAATAATTTATAAAAAAAGATTTAAACATTATCGCTTTCATTAAATAAATGTATGATACTAAATTTGAATGCAGATATAATAGAGACGATGTGTTTTTAGAAACTGACGAGGTTAATGATGACGAGAAAAGTTTTATTCGAAATATCTTATATAAAGAAGATTTGTTGAACATTTTTTTTATCGATTTTAATGATGAGTTTGACGTATTTATAAATGTTATTAATGAATTATATATGAAAATTAAAGATTATATACCATTAAAAGAATGTATGAAAAAAATGGCAGCAACAATAATGTCTGAAGATGAACAATCAGGATTATTGATTATGTACTCATATGATTACATGTATATTAGTCATAAATGCATATCAGAATATTTAGAGGGAGGCTTTTTATCAGAAGAAAATATGAAATTATTGTGTGAAATTAGTAAATAATATTTTATAATTGTATATAAATGGCTTCTACTCGTAATAGAAATACACCAGGAAATTATTGTTTAGAACAAAGACAATATAACCAATTTGAGACCTATACATTATATCCTAATTCTCAATATGGAGCAGCTTACAATACTAGATTACCTGGAAATGGGTTATTACCAGCACAAATTCCATGGAATAAATTATCTTATAATGCTGCAGATACTGAATCATTTTTGTTTGGCATAAATTCAACAAATTTAGTGAATCCTGCACCATGTTTTGTCCCTGAAATTACCCAATTAAATTCTGCAAATATTTATGAAAAAGGAGCAGTTCTTATGCCAGAACCTTTAGTAATGGAGAAAAATCAAAGACCTTTTCCGATTCCAAATTAAAATGAATAATTTTAGATTAATAAAATTTATTTACTAATTTAAAATATGTTGGCATTTATATAATGAGTAATATAAATGCAAAAAATATAAACAGCGAAAACATAACAGTCACAAATTTAAATGTGTCTTACATAAATGGATTACCATATATTTCTAATAGATGTGGCGATTGTAATAGCGGTTATTATACACCATGTCCAGATTGCGATTATGCGGGTCCTGATATATGCGATTGTGGTAATTCATGTGATACATACGTGCCTGATGTATGTGATTGTTTTGTTCCATGCAATAAAGGTGGACCAACTGGGCCAACAGGACCAGCAGGAGGAGGTGGCGGCGGAGGCACTGGATTTACTGGACCTACTGGAGCTGCTAGCACAGTAACAGGACCAACCGGACCGCAAAGCACAGTAACAGGACCAACAGGACCTTATGGAGCAGTTCTCGGAGAAGTTTTATATTTAAATTTTTCACAGGAGCCTACACCAACAATAACCCCAGTTCCATCAGGTAATCCAGTTTATAAATTACTTAGTTTATATAATTTTTATAATCCAATTACTTTTGGAGGTGCTTATTTTTCTGGTGAAACAGAAATAACTAATTTTGCAAGTTATATTTCAGATTTAAATACTTCATTTATACCTGAAGGTTATTGGAGACTAAATATTTTTGCTATAGCTGTAAATTCTAGCGATGTTGGTTTTACAAGTTTGTATTTCAGAATTTATGGAGGTAATGTAGGGAGTGAAACATTAATAGCAGGTCCATCTACACCACAAACAATTACATCAACTGGAGTTCCCCAATTATTACAATCAGAATTATTTGTTCCGTATACTAATATACAAACTTACTCTTATCTTAATATTAAATTATATAGTTTTAATAGTAGTGCATCTGTTAAACAATACAACATTTATTATCAATCACAATTTTACTCTTATATGAATACGTCATTTGGTATATTTGCTCCAACCGGACCTACAGGAGCAGACAGTACAGTAACTGGACCAACAGGACCTCAAAGTACCGTAACTGGACCAACAGGACCTCAAAGTACCGTAACTGGACCTACAGGACCTCAAAGTACCGTAACTGGACCAACAGGACCTCAAAGTACCGTAACTGGACCAACAGGACCTCAAAGTACAGTAACTGGACCTACAGGAGCAGACAGTACAGTAACTGGACCTACAGGAGCAGACAGTACAGTAACTGGACCAACAGGACCTCAAAGTACAGTAACTGGACCAACAGGACCTCAAAGTACAGTAACTGGACCAACAGGACCTCAAAGTACAGTAACTGGACCAACAGGACCTCAAAGCACTGTAACTGGACCTACAGGACCTCAAAGTACAGTAACTGGACCTACAGGACCTCAAAGTACAGTAACTGGACCTACAGGAGCAGACAGTACAGTAACTGGACCTACAGGACCT